TGATATACTCTATCCTTAAATTTTGGATTTATAGTCCAACGATAAGGTATATCTGCGTGAATACCCATACCATATGGCCTATCAAACTTATAATGAAAAAAATATTTGAAATTATGGAAGCGTCTCCATCTATCCCAAACTCTATCATTGTAAGTAATGTGAGTTGTAAAAAGTATTGGATACTTCTTATCTAACAACTTAAACATTACTTTCTGTACCCATCTATATCTAAAATGAAATACAGGTATAAGTTCGTGTTGTCTATGAGTATTATCTTGCGAAATACCATAGTTACCAATCATCTTGCCGTTTCTATCTGTTTTATCGCCACAGTTAAGAAACTTTGCTATTGCTAATAACATATTTATCCTCTTAGTTTCTTCTTCATATATAGATGCTTTATCTTAAACAATATTCCTTGTACATCTGTACTCAACATTCTTGCTGGTCCTTCTTTCAACCTAGATAGATGACCGTCAATAACGAGTAGAATCTCATCTAATTCGTCATCAGTATCATCTATCAAGGGGTCATCAAATATCATTATGCAGTGCTAGGTGCTAGCATTCCTATCTGTCTATATGCTAAGTCAGATAATGCATAATATATTTCTTGTTGGAATCTATACTGTTCATATATGTGATAGCCTAGTTCTTCTAGTAAAGAATCAAGGTGTTCTTTGATTTCTTCATTAGACTTGCCTTTCTCCTTCATATTTATAGCATCTAATACAGCGTGCTCGCAATAATCCATAAGTTTTGTATTACCTACAGGTACAGCTCCTACACCTCTTTCTGCTCTTTCAGTATTCTCTTTACTGTGTATTATTCCTTGTTCAACTAAGTACCTCATTGTCTTAGGTCTAAGTTGTTTAATTACTCCTAAAGTCATATCTTAACTTCCCTTTCTATTATTATTCTTCTTCTTCAAAGATAAACTCAACCTCATTGGAATCACCTATGACAACTCCAACAATGTTTATCCCTCTTTCAGTCCATTTAGTAAAAGTCTCACCTAAATCAGTACGCACAAACATACCACCTTTGTAAGATTTAAACTCTCTGGCATCGTCACTCCAGAATGTTTTACTCATACTAAAACCTCTTGTGGTTCTTCTAATTGTCCAACAAACAATGGAAGACTTTCTACTGTAAAGTATTCACCGTTTTTTGGAAACTTGAAAGAATCTTTGATATAGGACCAAGAAGTATCTCCTCTTTCCATATCATAAGAACCTTCAAAGACAGACCAAGCTACATATGAAAACAATAAACTAGAAGGCTTACCATTCACATAAGCTTTATTGAACTTACTATCAATAGCATTCATAAGTCTTTGAATGTGTCGCAAAGTTTGTATTGTAACTTTACCACCTTGATTCTTTTGACTTCTTCTAAGTAAATCATCAACACTACCTACAAATTGTTTACCTTTTTTTACAGATACTCTTTTGTCTGTCATTTGAGCACCTTCTTGCAAAAGGATATCTAATTCGTGTGTAGCCTTCATCTTCAAATCAAGAGTCTCTCTGTCTACTTCCATAGAAACCCATACTTCTGCACCCTTAGGTGTGAAGCCTAGAAACCTTTTACCACCATAAGTTTCCGCTTTTGCAGCATTTTCCTTAGACATTTTTTGGTGACTTGTCTCACTGCTAATTACTTCTGTCATATCTCTCCTTATATGTAAAAGACCAGTGGTTACTGGCCTATTATTAATATATCACACCATTACGGATTTGTCAAATCATATGTCAGAAATTGTTATATTTTGTCTAAAAGCTTCAATATCTGTGGTATTTGTAAAGAAATCATAAGATAAATGATGATAAGTCGTTACTTTTGAGTGCATTCTATGGCCTTTGGGCAGTATATCGTAGTCTTCATAGACTATAACATCCCCACCAATTCGTGGATAACCGTTTCTCAATAGGTAAAAATAGTCTTTTAAACGTCTGAAACCTGCCTTAATTATCTCAGTTTCGTCTTCTGTTCCTATATTCTTCTCTCTAAAACAGCCTCTGTTAAAACATTCGAAGACTAATTCTTCATCTGCTTTCTTACCTGCAACGCCTATAAACCTTTTATTGTGGTTTTTAATCCTTCTTTGCAGCAATAAATGAGCCGTTTCTTTATTAATTACCTGCTTTACCATACTTTTTCCCGTCTTCATATGGGTACCAAGCTTTTGAATATTGCCAGTTATCTATATCTTTAATCTCAAATACTGTATCTGATAACAATAGTTCTACTTCTCTTGCACTCATACCAAGTTCTTTTCGCAGTGTTGCTGGTGTCATACCGTAATCTTCTATAAGTTTCTTTGCTATTTTAGCCATTGATGAAGCCTCGTGAACACCTTTAGCTCTGTTCATTCTAATTGTAAGAAGCATAGCTTCTCTATCACTTATATCCATTACAACACACGGAACTCTTCCAGAATATTTTTTATATAATTCTTTTGAATCAATAGATAGTTTCCATCTATGAAAACCGTCAATAATGATATTGTTTTTGTTAATAAGTATTGGTTGTATCCACCCAAACCTAACAATATTTAAGGCTAATAACTTGAACTCGTCAGTTAAAACTCTATTTGGATTGTAATCATTTGGATTTAAATCTTTTGCAAGCATCCAAACAACTTTAGATATTGGCTGCTCATCAAAAACATTCATCTATTCTTCTTCTAACATCTCATATCTTGAATCTAAATATGGTATATCTAAAAATATTGGTCTATCTTCTTCTTTACCTTCAGTATCATTAAATACTTTTTCAACATATGTTCTAACAGATTCTTCAACTACAGCTTGCGTAATTGCTTCTTCGTTGTCATCGTGCTGTTTTATTAAAAAATCCATAAACTTGTCATCTTGTAGTATGTCTTCAATGATAAGGCCTTGAATTACTTTTATATCGTAAACTGCTACTGGTTTCATACCAGCTCTATGAGCACTTCCTAAAAATGCTTCGCTATATTCATCCCAAACAATAGCTTGTGGATTATCTTCTAATAGTTGCCAATAAAAATCATTGCTCATAATATCCTGTACCTTTTTCTCTTACATATGATTTAGCATCTTCATCCCAAGTCATATTATTGTTTTTCATAATGTCATCAATTGCTTCTAATTGTTTTTTGAGAAACCAATCATTAAATTTATAATTACTCATTTGTTTTTCTTCCCTCCATAAATTGGTAAATTGTGATTCCAGTCTATTTCATAAGTCCATTCGTGTTTAAATTTTTTAAACCTCTTCTTCATTCTTCCTCCTTAAGTAACTCTTCTTTGAATATCTTTCTTACACTTACTTGCATAGTTGGGTCTTCATTGTCAAAATCTGGTAGAAAAGCTTCAACACCATCACTATCTATTTTTATCTCGACTGAATAATCACCCCAAGAACCAAAGACAATAACTTCATCTGTTTTGATAAATTCAAGTGAATGAAACATAAATCTATTCATTTCTTTCTCCTGTTCTGATTAATCTTAGGTTTTTTCTTTTTACTTGCAGCTCTAACTTGTGCAGTAGTCTTTGGATATATATCTCCGTGTAATATTCTTCCATTTATAAAATGGCCTAATATCCATTCAGCATTTCCATTTACAAGATATCTTTCTGGATTTGACTTTGCAAGTTGGTCTAAGTTCTTCCATTTAGACATCATAGTTTTATATGTTGAGCTCTCTCTATCTACAGTTGCCTGTATCCATTCTTTAACGCCGTTCATATCCCTACCATATTCTTTATACAAGTGCTTATCACTAATTGTACCCTTATATCTTTCGTGAGCACGGACTTCTGGAAAAACTTGTGTTAATCTATCGTAAAACTCTGGGTCCATCAAAGCCCATTTTTCAATGGTCTTCATTGACTCAGCTATCAATGGAGATGCAACTCTTAGTGCGTCACCACTCCACATCTGCTCTTCATACCAAGAAGAATATCTTAAATTATTATCTTTAAAATATTTAAAGACATCATTCATTTGCCAATCATATATCGGTTTACAAAGTGTCGCCCTAGGGCTGAAAGACTTCGCAATATAGTTTTCGGTAACTTTATTAACAACTGAACGATACCTAACAATGCTTTCATCAGCTCTAATACCATTTACTATTGCAACCTTTCCATTAGGATAGTTTTCTGCAACCATCTTATCAAAATCATCTTGTCCATATATTTTACTAGTATTGTCTAAAGTTTCTGCCCATTCTGGTTTTTCTCTAACCCATTGCCTGTCACCAGAAGGGTCCCACTTTATTACCTCTTTGTTAAATCCTAAAACAAACATAGTGCTGCTTCTAGGGATACAATACCAAGTCATATTTGTCCAATCTTGGTCAAAATAATATTTTATATTATCAAGTATTGGTTCTGGATTAAATTCTTCATCTCTGTGATGACAATCTACAGAATCTATACCTCTTTCTGCTGATACCTCTTTTACTAAATTAAGAACTGCAGTAGAGTCTTTGCCACCAGAAAAAGCAACATTTATGTGGTCGTGAGTATCCATAATATGTCTAATACGATTTTTAGACTCTTCATAAACATTTGTATCTATGAATCGTCTCTGTCTAGCCATTAGTCACCTAAGCATATTTCAATATGCTGATATAACCTTTCACCAACAGTTTCACCTTCATAATTTTTCTTTAACCAAGAAACAAACTCAAAGAACATAGCTTGTTGTGTTTCATCGTCAAATATAATTTCATATGATGGTTTACCAACTGGTAATCCTTTGTCAGAACCTTCAGATACTTTAGCTTCTAAGTCTTCATACATAGCTTGAATGTCTGCTTCATCAAATCCTGTGCCTTGCAAAGATGATTCTTCTGCTAACTTTTCTAATTCTTCAATCAAAGCATTGGTATCCCAGCCACCAAGTTCAACAAGTCTATTATCTGCTAATAGATAAGCTTGTGCTTCCTCATCAGTCTTAAAAGATACACCTCTTATAACTGGTACTAACCATTCTTTAGTTTCTTCATCTACCTGTATATTGGCTGGAGGACTTTCATTGAATTGTTTTTTCTGTTTAAGTGTTTCAATTCTGCCGTGTCCAGCAACTAATTTACCAGTTTTTTCATTCATTAATAAAGGACTTGTAAATCCAAATCTGTTCATAGATTCGTGTATTGAACCAATATCGTGGTCTTTTACATTTCTATCTGCCTCTTGTATTTCGGATAGTGGTGTAAAAACTATCTCTACTTTACTAATTTCCATTTGCTGCTCCTTTTACTACTACAGAATAAAACTGCCTATTGCTTATATCAAAATCTCCTAAAGAAGTGTTGTCCCAAGCATCAATAACCCAAGTTAGCTCACTAACTGCTAAAAATTTTATTGTTTTATCAAGAAGTGGTTTTACAATTTGTCTTTCAAACTGTGATTTTGTATAACCTAAAGCATTTACTAAAAAATCATAATCTTCGTGATGCTCTAACCATTCGATGCTATCTGAAGGTTCATAAACTTCTACGGTTTTTCTTAGATGCCTTTTATAAGGTTCGTGAGTATGAAAATATTCTTTGAAACCAACATCAGCTCTTTCAACCATACCATACTTAGGATTTGCTTTACCTTGTACAATAGATTGAGGATAAGCACCGCTAGTGCCCATAATTTCGCCTATATCTATCCATTTAAGGCCATCATTTTTCATTGCTTTGATAAAAATTACATACGCTCCGGGATTGAGAAATGATTTTTTAATCATTTTCTGCTGCGTATAAAGCTCTCATTTGTGCGTAAGCTTCGTCATCACTATCGTGACAACCCATCTCTTCTCCTGTAGGAGTTTTTTCAACGCAAAATTTATCATTACGCTCTACTACTCTATAAGGCATTGCTTCTCCTTTGTTTCCAATTTACTTCAAAGTCTATAGGTAATTTACCTGTTTCCCCTGCCCATTCAATTATTGTTTCTCTTAACCAAACTTGTGTTTTACCAGCATTGATTAAAACGTCTGGTCTAGGCATTTTTTCTCTGTGTGCCCAAGTACTTATCAAGTTAGGTTTGACGTTAAGAAGTTCTGCAACTTCATTGACGCCCATAAGTTCATTTAGTATAGGATTATTCATCTTCCTCCTAAGAACTGAAGTGCCTAAAAAGGCACTCCATTTTCTTCCATTGCTTCAGCAGCATTTGCTTTTGAGCTTTTTGGTGCTTCAATTTCAGATGCTTTTTTCATCTTGTTTAAAGCATTTGAGTTCATAGGATTACTAGCTTTGTTGATAGAACCAACATTGGCCCATCTCAAACTAACACCTAAATCTTCCAAATAAACGCAAGTAGATTCTCTGGAAGTACCATTTGAATCTTCCCACTTTTCTGGAACAACTCTTCCAACAACAATTGCTCTAAAAGACTTACCACCTGCATTTACAGTATTTTGGTATGTCTCAGCAATATTTTCTGCTAAATCACCCCAAGCTTTTAAATTAAACCAAAGGGTTTCCTTATCCTCACCATTAGCGTCTTTTCCTTGGCTAACAGCTAGGCTTCCTCTTATAAATGCTGAACCTGTGTTGTTAACACTCATCTCAACATTTGTAACATTGCCCATTAATTGGACTTGTGATACTGGCATTATCTCTCCTAATATTCTTCTTCTGGGTTTTCCCAATTACTTAAAATACCCTCTAAGACTTCTTTTATCTTAGAAAGTCGAAAGAGTACTATGCCATCTGATTCTCCGTCTGGCATAGCAACCATCATAAATGGTTTGCCTCTTCCTCCAACAACATTCTTAACATTTTCCCAAGATTGAGCTTCTGCTTTGTTGAATCTTGTTGCTATAGGCCCTACTTGTTTGCCGGCTTTCACCTCAATGCGAACAGCAGAACGCCAATTTTCCTCGTGTGCATCAGCACCGTGAAACTTTCTATCTGGAATACCTAATTTTTTTCTAACCATATTTTGTTTACGCTTACCTTTTGCTCTGTTCTTTCTATTAATACAAGTTCTACATCTACAAGTTCTTTTAGGTAAATCAGTTTCTGGACACATCCCTCTGGCATTTTTTTGGCTGTTAGCCATTCCTATTCCTTGTTGTCCACTAAATCTATTAGCTTTATATTCATCCCAAGATTCTTTCTCTGGGTCCCAACCATTATTATTCTTAGGCTTAATATATCCGCTCATTGCAATATCATATTACCACACCTATTCTGTATCTGTGGTCTTTAGACTTTCTAACTTATCAATTGTTCCAATAACTGAATCTGTTTCAGTTGCAATAAGCTGGGGAAAGTGTTTAGCTAATGCGTGAATAGTAAGAGTTGCACCTTTAGGCATAAACTGTGGGTACTTATCATAAGCAACTTTAATGTCATTTGCGTCATCAGTGTATTGCTTGATAGTTTGTATAGCAACAGCCCACTGTTGTTTTAATTTTTTCTCTTTTGGATAGAAACCAAAACACTCAGCCATAACACCCCAGAAAGGGTCTTTTGCTACCTTCTTTTTGATTTCTTCACCTACATCAAAACCACTATCAGCAACACTCTCTGCAACATCAAAACCTTTTTCTTCCGTTACTACAAGCTTTTTACCAATTACATTCTCAATAGGAAGTTCTGGTAAGTGATATAAATTAGAAGTGTTATAACCTTTATAAGTTCTTCTCTTCCAAGTTAAAGCACCCACTTCAAATAAAACTTGTAGGTATTTTGATACTGTGCCTCTAGACATACCAGTCATTTTTTCAAGTGTGTCATAACTTGGATAACAGTCACGCTCTTTGTTAGCGAAATACATTAAGCAGTTGTATAGATGAATAGCAGGAGACGGCAACGGCTCCTCATCAACTGTCATTTCTAACAGCCAATGTGGAACCATTACAAATCTGTATTCAGTAGTTACACCAAACTCTTTGTCGTCAAATAGCTCTATTCTATCTGACATCTTCGGAGGCCACTTCATAGTCTTGCAACATCTGTGCGTATAAGAAGTATTGTTCTTGTGCCCACAAATGTAAACCAACACCAAGTCTGGAAGCAGCTCTTTTAAGTGCGTCTGATTCCATTTCCTTAATTTGGTCTCCGATATCTTTATTATTGTTTTGGTCTGTACCTATACCAGTAACTTTGACTGGTTGACCGTCGACAGAAACAGTGATTGTTCCTTTAACAGCACAAGGTATATTATCAGAATAAATTACTTCTGTATCCCAATTAAATGGTCCACAGACTTGCAAGATTCTCTGAGCAACCACAGAGTGATTTACATAATCTTCTGTATGTGTTCCCTTTTTAATTTGACTGACTAGTTTGTCGGGAAACTTACGAGCAAGTCTAATCAGTTGCATTGGCTTGTCTGCCATTATCTCTCTCCTCTTTTTTATCAGTATATATATCTACAATTTTCTCATCTTCATCTAATAAGTTTTGAATAAACTTTGGACTTCTATCTAATGGATTTACATCAAGTCCAGTGCCTTCAACCCTATCAAATAAAGATTCTATCACAACATTAGGATTCTGCCCTCTATCTTCAGCAATTTTCCTAATAGCTGTTGTTCTGAAGCTAGGCCTTACAGCTGACTTCCAGTCATCACCTAACCATTCGACAACTTTATCAGAATCATAAGGAACCATTTTAGTTTGATTCTTACCTCTGAATACTCTGTTACCAAACCTAAAAGCTTTACCTTCCAGTCTTCCACGAATCCTGTCATCTAAATATCTTTTAAGTAATCTGATATCAGCACTTAAGTTATCTATTTCATCTCTCAACAAAATAATATCTCTTGTATCAAGATTGTTTACTTCTTCAATATCAATATCTTCATTCTCTCCAAAGCTAAATCTTTGGTCTCTAACTTCATTAAGTTTGTTAATTAGATATACTCTATTGATTTTCATTCGTTAACCTTGCAAGTAATCGTAGAGTGTGAGTATCAGCTTTAGACTCGCCTCTAACCATATATTCTAGATTAGAAATCTTGAAGCTGTGAATCTTGCTACTTTGATAAAAAGTGCTTCTCTTACTCATAATTGATTTTCTGTCTGCTTTGTCAAACTTTACTTCTTGTATGACAAACCACTTGTTTAAGTTATTCTTTAACAAGCTAAGTATCTCTGGAGTATAAACTGTGCTTTCTCTACCCTTAGATGACTTACGCATATCATCAATATCTACTTGATAAGGTCTGAAGTTATGATAGTGCCCTGTATGTACAATATTTGTATTGTTCATATCAACCATATATTCTCCTCATTTATCGGTATACTCTATTATGACATACCACCTTGCATAATGCAAATCATAATTTATATTTTTTATACTATAATTAATATATGTTTAATTCAGACGAGTTATTTAACGAAGTTTCAATCTGTGAGTTCTGCGGTGTAAATTTAGACGTACAGCACGAACACACAAAGGAGTGCCCAGTAAACTTTATTAACCCTTCTAATTATCAAAACATTGTAAATGCTCAATACGATATTGAAGAAGAACTATCACACTCTGGTGATATACCTAGAGAGTTAGGAATGCAGCTTTTACTGGCAGTCGATACTATCTTAGAAGCACAAAGAAACTGGGCTCATAAATCACTAATGAGTAAATTTAATGAAGTTCTTAATAGATATACAGATTTAACTAATTTTGTAAAAGCTCTTTACAACTCTGGAGTTCTCAACTCAGCAGAAGATATAATTAATTTTCTTGAGTTACCAGAAGAGTATGATGAACTATTTGCAGTCTGGATGGAACACGGTCAACCAACTAGCGAAGAAATAGATTCTTGGAATATTTTTCTTTCTAGTGTACAATTGCGAGGATGGCAAAAGAAAAACAAATCCTAGTATATAAAAACTCATACTGGTTATCAGAAATAGGTGCTTTGTTTTTTAAATATCAAGTTGGTTACGAAGTATATGATTATTCAGAAAACGCTTCAATGGTCGACGATGGAATAGACTTGATGGTTTTAAATTCACAAAACATACCTACAACTGTTTTATGTATGGGTAATACTTTTCCTTGGGAAAAAATATTCTTTCCAATAATAGAAAATGGTGAACAGTCTAGATTAATGACAAGTAAAGCAGATTTTGTTTTCTTTTACGATATAAATCAAGGTGGTGTTTCATTAATTGATTTACCTCTCTTGCAAGAAAAAATTAATTACAACTACACACAAGGTGCTTGGAAAGATTATAAGGTAGCAGAGAAAGGTAATTTAAAAGGAATACAAGTTTCTAAGGAAGATAAAATAATAAAAGAGGCTCTTACCACCTATCAGTTAAAACCAGATGTTTGGGATAAAGCACTTAGAATAATTAAATGGCGTCAGAAACAAACAAAGATAAATGAATCAAAAGAAATGAGTATTACTCGTTAGGGTAAATCGTCTTCAGTAAGTGGTTCTAGGTCAATATATTCGTAGTTATATGTAAAGAAACTACCGTCTGCTAGGTCTTTGAGCGAAGTAATAAAAAACTTGCAAAAGTATCCAAATAAAAATCCTACTAAATAATCCATAAATTATAAATATAGCATACATATTTGTCGTTGTTGTTTCAAGAATGTTAATTATAAAATTGCAATCTTATTAGAAATGTGACATAATATAAATATGGCGAGGGTTAAAAGAACACATAAATTTGACGACAGTAATGAAAGTGGTAACGTAGGACATAAACTTGTTGCTGCTTTGTCTAACACTCATCTTATTGATGCTGAAGTAGAGATTACTGAAGGCGGTGGTGATGAAGATAAAAACAAAAAAATTGACGGTTATATACATACTTATAATGACAGTTATGATGAAGTAACACAGTCTTTACAAATTAAATTAGATTTTCAACACGCAATAAGTGGCTCAGTAGCACTCGAGTTAGCCGAAATGAATTTCTGGGGAGGTAGATTGTGTAATGCCAGAGATGGCAATTTATTACAACCTGCTTTAATGGAAGTAGATTACTTAGCATATATAATGCCGGGGCGAGGTATCTACTTCTGGAAACCCAGAGATTTAAATCGGCTAACTTGGTATCTACTCACAAATTACATACAAGAAGACCAATGGGACGAAGTCAGCAATACTTTTAGATTGGTAGTGGCTAATAATCAAGAATGGCTTTCAATAAATTACTTAGTTCCATATCATATGCTTGTAGAACCAAATTACTTTAGGACAGATTATGACTGGGAAGCTAAGAAGTGGAACGGTACAAACATTCCTGTTGGGCCTGTAAAAGTAATTGATTGGATGGAAGCTCTCTCAACAGCACAGAGAAACGAACCAGAACTTTATACAGATATAACTAATGGTGTAATTAAGTATGCAAACTTTTATGGTAACTACAAGAGGGACAAGATACTAGAGAGTTGGGGAATATCTCCAGAACAAATCTAGTCTGTACAAAAATTATTTAAAAATAAACTTGACAAAAGAATAGTTATATGGTATAGTTATACTATACAAAACAATATAACACGTTTTGCCATATAGTTGGCGTAGGTTCGCTCCCTTCGATTGCGGCAGGGGAGGGGACCAAAAACAAAAGAAACCAAAAAAAATTTTAAAAACCCAAAGCCAAAATTTTTCTCGGAGGTTTTTTCGACCCTCATAATGCGTCTCCGGAGGTTTATTCAGCATCCATAATGCGTGACGGAGGTTTTTAGCAGCATCATAATGCGTCCCATCATTATTTTGAAATACAACATTACATATATATGTATATAGAGCTGTATAAATCTATAGTATTACTTTAGATAAAATTTGGATTAAATATTTGACATAATTAAAAATGTGTGAGATGGTATATATAACAAACAAGGAAGGATATTTATGGATATAAATATTGCTAAACAATTACTAGGCAGACAGTTCGACAAAGAGAACGAACACGGTGAGTATGAGTTCGCTATGCATTTAGGGGAGCTACTTACTGAGCCAACAGGTGAGGATGACATCACTGCTGAGGCTTACGACTTTCCTATCTTCTTTGATAGAGAGGGTGATGCTTGGGCAAGTGTGGAATATATATTAAAAAATATTCAACATATATACTTGACAAAATAAAGATTATATGAGATAGTATATATAACGGCTTTTTGACAACAGAATAAAGATAGATGATTTGATTGAGGGTTACTACTGAGACCGTAAAGTGTTCAGAGTATCGAAAAGAAATCACTTGCTTCAGACACGATATAGACCACGAGGCTTCCTAGGATGCTGACTGAAGACTAGCGTCACTCGAAGTCCAATATGAGCTTATCGAAACTACCTGCACAGGTTTGTCCTCGAAAGGGGAAGTTGCAACTAAATCGGTGGGAACGCTCAATCAAGTCATTTATCCAAAGGTTTAACTATCTAAGTAGTAGGGTGTGATTAGGGGCATTGGGATTGTTCAAATTAATTGCCTAGTTGAGTTAACTAAATACTAGGACAACCATACTAACGGTCATAGCAATCGGTCACTTAGACCGAGCCTTGAATATAACAGAGGTGTCGAAACCTCAAATAGCGAATGAGTAGGCGAAACGAAAATGTTGCGGTTATATTTGTATACTACTTGGATACTTAAATCTTTGGAATGATTTGACATTATTTCAATTATATGAGATAATTATATTAATGGAAATGCAAACACTAAATAAATACGAGAGGGTTTACTCTTGGCTTATCAACGAGCTAGAGCTAAACAAAATCAATCATCCTTCAGAGGATGTGCGAGGCTGGTTGGCTATGCTTCAAGAGAGCCTTGAATACAACCTCTCAAAATTTGAGGACTAAGGTCTTCGGGGTTTGTAAGCACCTGTCAACAGAAGCTTACAGCCGCAAGGCTACAAACAGAAAGGCAATATTATCAACTATTAACTAAGCCGAAAGGCAGAATGGGGGTTAAGTTGCTCTTATTACTTAAACTTCTTCTTGAAGGTCAAGAAGACGAACAGAGTAATGATTCTGACGAAAGTTAGAGTCAAGCCCTACAGAGATGTAGGGTAAGTAAATCAAAACAGATTGGGGAATGATTATGTTTAGAATCTTAGAAGAAGACGAAAAGCATTTTGATGATACTGAAGGTGTGACTTGTATTTACGGCATCTTTATGTTCATTGATAGCGAACAAGAATTATTAGAAGAAATATTTGAAGTTAAATCTGCAACTGAATTAAAAGACTTTAGTTTCAGAAGTAGGCTGTTTGTTTCTTTTGATGAAGCAAATAGTATATTCCAGACTTTTGATGCTGGTTCTGTGGAACAAGCTGAGGAATTTTTGTTGGAACATATTTTCTTAAAAGAAGATTACAACGACTTAAATGAAACTCAAAAGTTTTTATACAACAGCTTACAAGTAGAAGAAAGATTGGAGACAGTATGAGTGACTGGACAGTTGCAGAACTAGTTGATGCAATACAGTATATAAGCGATAAGAAAAGTGTAAATATTTATCTTATGCCCAAAGACCACGAGAAAGAATATGAGCGTTTAGACATACACGCTGTAGGACTTGGTGAGGTCACTGGGGACAGCTTAGATATATTTGTTGAAAAAGCTTGACAAATATCTAAGTATGTGAGATAATAAATATAACAAACAAACAGAAAGGTATATTGTGAAAACAAAAATATATACAGTTGAAAATATTGGTTATTTCTATTACAACATAGAAGCAACTAGCGAACAAGAAGCTATTGATAAGCTTCAAGGCTCTATTTTAGACCACGACCAATTTGAAATGGACACTAATCCAACAGTGGTGGAGGTATGTGATGCGTAAGGAATTATGGGACATAGCTTGTGATAGATGGGACGAAGATGACGCTAAGGCGTTATACAAAGTCTTTTCAGACTATTATGACGATGAACACTGGGACGAATTCTGTTCTTTGGCGTTTATCGGCACAGATAGAGACGTTGATGACTTTATCTTCGATGAATTTATTGAAAGATATGAAGTCGATGAGAGTATTGAGTTCTACCTTGACAGAGACAGAATTGTCTCTGACTGGGGCATTGATTACAAAAGAGAAGAAGTCACTACAGACGAAGGCTACACAAGAACCGTCGTTTGTAGGGAATTTTAGATTGGGGGAACAATGGAAGACATTACAGTAGATTACGAGTTAAAAAACGCTCTTAGTTTTAATGACAAAGAGTATTTAGCAAGACAATGGGCAATTGTATTACTTGATGGTTATTACAAAGACCAGATTGATATCTTTGCAGGTTATATTGCTGATGCTTGGTCTCACGAAGGCAGTGGCGTTGAAAGATTTGAAGAAGATGTCAATGACTTACTTGATGATGCAGAGATGGGTGAAACTATCTTAAACTTTCTTAAGTTTGCACTTGACAAAAATAAGTAAGCGTGGTATAGTTAATATAACAAACAGAAAGGAATATTATGCCCAACTGGAGCAGAAATAGAATAACAATGTATGAAAATTATGAGCTTGATAGCACTGATTTTTATAAGAACAAAGAAGGCAAACACGCCATAACTGACATTTATGAGCAGTTTGTTAAGGACATTACAGTAGTAAATAAAGAAGGTAAGGAATATTACAACCTTATGGAAGTAAATCCTACACCAGAAATACTTAGTAAGGTTCACGCAAGTAGCCCACCATACCTTGTCAGAGACAGGAAAACAGGTGAGTTTGTTTCTCAAAGTGTATGGGATATGGAAACAGAGGACAGGAACTTGTTCTATGATACCAATACTCACCCAAAGCTTGAGAAAGTAGAAATTGTGGAAGGCACAGACATCTACAACGAACTTATAGAAAAGTATGGATGCCTTTCTTGGTATGACTGGAATGTCAAAAACTGGGGAACTAAGTGGGAAATTACACTAGACAAAAGTGAAATCTCATTTGATGAGTATAACTTACAGTTCTATTGTGATAGTGCTTGGTGTCCACCAGAAGTATTACTACAAGACATTGCTGACAAATACAATGTCAATGTAGAGTGCTTCTACGAGATAGAAGGATATGGTAATGATGGCGTAGGTAAAGATACTTACGAGCCAGCTTCTTCACTAGAAGTAGAAGTCTAACAATTGAATAAAGCTAATTACTGACCAGATATTGTGTAGTGATGCACAAGATAATCGGATAATGTGGCCTAATTAACCACACCTTTGATGGAGGAAATAGAAACGCAACGGTTTCCATCACGCAGGTCGGTAGGTAGCTTGTAGCACATAGGTAAAATACGTTTGTAATCAGTCGCTCTGAGAAAACTTACTGTGTGCTACAAGCTATGTAGGGCTGGAGGCTTACGCCGAGGACTACCACGGGCTTGCCCGTTGCCCTTGATAGCAAAATAATTTATAAATTGACTTGACTTATATTAGTTATGTGATATAATTAGTATAAGAAAGGTTGAGATAGCAGTGTAAAGCTATCGAAGCACTCACTAGGTGAAGATGCAGTATGCAGCTGTAGTAGCAATCGATGGACTTAGTAAGGAAGAATTAGACTAGGACAGAATAACTGGGGGAATAATTCTTAGACCCAGCCGCAAGCTGGAATGCATCTAAGATATGGAGGAGCCTTTACCATCGGGTAGAGAAAAAGGCGGACCCGGCTAGGAGATGAAGCAGCAATGCTTGCCAGTGTAAACCAAGTGGACAGGTGAGAGCCCTTCCCGCAACCGTGAGGTTGTTGAACTTGCAATAAGAGTTCTATAAGAGGTAACTGGATTGTGACCGCCACCGTTATCCTACGAGTTGACCGAAAATGGAAGTCTAAGTAAACACAGTGAACTTCTTCTGGGGTGTATCAGACGAGTATTCGTTGGGGGTAACGATGTACCCAGCGTCGAAAGTTTGTTCGATAGTTTTACACTGTTATCAAGCAATGAAGCTGGACCAGTGGTTTTTTAAGTCGCTGCTTCTGCAGCTGCCTTTCTTGTTTGGGCTGCTGGTACAGCACAGAATCGTCGGAGGTTTTTACAGACATCATAATGACCTCCCAATATTTCACGGACAAAATCTAAACCAAAACTCTAGATATTTTTTTATTATTTGACTTGCTTTTTTTTATATGATGTGATATAGTATATATATCAAACAAACACAGAAAGGTTAAAAAAATGGCTGATTGGAAAATTGAATTAGCTGGTAAAGAATACCAACTACATTATCTAAATGACTTGGCTGATAGTCAAGCAACTGAACTCTATGAGTTGTTAAAAGAACTTATAGAGACAGATTGGAATAACTATGCAATGCAGGACAATTACAGATTATATATCTGTGAAGTAGAAAGAGTTCTGGGTTCTAGAGGATTGTTGTAAAAAAACCTATATCATAATTTGACAAATATAAAAGCTGTGATATAATGTATATATACAAGAAAGGAAGTTATGCAACTATTAACTAAAGAGATACTAAATAAAACACCAGACATTAGCGATGGTGAAACTAAACCAGAGCAGGTTAAAATTACGGCTAAGTTTTTTGACCCGACAGGTTCATTTACTTGGTATCTAACTGAAATTGATAAAAGTAATAACGATACTTGTTTTGGATTTGTGACAAGCGAATTTTGTCCAGATGGTGAACTTGGTTACTTTACAATAAGTGAGCTAGAGGAGACTAAAGGACGTTTTGGCTTGGGTATAGAACGAGACAAGTTCTGGACTAGCAAAACATTAAAAGAAGTTATGGATAGTGTGGGTTATTAACCCACACACCATACAAAATTGGAGGAATAATGGAAATTGTTGATAAAGAACATATTGAGGCATTAATGTCTAGAGTTAAAACTCTAAATGAAGAACTTGATTATTTGAGAAAAGTAAATGAGATTTTGTGGTCTTATCTACCTGAAAGTGATTATGAAATTAATGAAAGAATATCTAAAGAGATAGATGAGGTGGAGGAATAATGAAACTAAAAGAATTAATAGCAGAGTTAGAACATTTTAATAATAATGGACACTTTGATGAGATAGATGACATAGGAGATTTAGAGTTGTCATTTAAATTAATGGTTAAAAATACGGATTTACAAGATGATGATATATGGGATATTGACTTGTCTAAACCAGAGATTATCTGTTCAACAGGAAATTTCTTTGTTGAATTTGGTATGACAGCAGAAAGCAACATACCTAATAAAAGTGATTATGTATATTACTTTAAAGATGTTCACCCAAATGAATTTGATAAATAGATTTGACAAGATAAGAAAGGTATGATATAGTTATAACATACCAAACAAAAAGGAGGTAATGTGAAAGCATTATTTACAATAAACAAAGTAGCTAGAACAAACAGTTCTATGATTGCTTTTATAAAATATAACAAGATTACTAAAAGATTAGTAGTTTGCTTTAGTCAAGGGGCTATGTATTCATATACAAATGTTCCTAGACAATATGCGAATATGTTGTTTATGGCTAATAAAAACGGCTTATCTGTAGGTAAAGTCTTTATAGCTTTGATAAAAGACAATAAGGATATTCCTTATATGGCTTTAGGACAAGCTGAATTAGAATATAAAATTTAATCATCGGCCATAAGGGTTTTGGTAATTTTTACCTTATGGCCTTAGATTTAACGGAGGTTTTTCGTGGTCTCTTAATGAGGCCACGGAGCCAACGGAGAAAGTATTTTGTAGCATATAACACTTATTGCAATAAGTAAAAAACAGTAACCTTAATGGCTAAGTTGTATGTTACAAAATATTTTTTTAAAAATAAGCTTGACAAAGTTTTAAAAGTATGAGATACTTATATTAACAACAAAGAAAGAAGGATTTGAGAGTAAAGTTCCACAATGAGTAATGACTTATAAATGGATACTCGCTCTACTCTCAAAGTTTGGGCTAACTGTGGTCTTTAAAGTTTCGAAACCTGTCGCACAGGGAAGAACGCTTGCAGTTAGCTACAAACAAAAGCTACCGACAGGGAGCAGGGATTAACGGAGCCGTGTAAGTATCTGGAGAGGTGGGATAACGAACCCATAACTTATAAACCTCTTAATAACCAGAGGATAAACGGAAAGTTAATTTATCGGACTCCCAAAGTAGCTTACAAACAACAGGGAGAAAAAATGGAAAATATAAATTATGAATTAATCGGAGCTATATTTATCTCTATTATGGCCGTAAGGTTTGCTTGGGATTTTATGCTTTGGGTTGAAAAATGGATTGATAAGTTTTCAAAAATATTTAATAAATAAACTTGACAAACTTTCAAACATATGAGATACTAATATTATGAAAACAAAAAATACACAAGGGGTTCTAGTACAAGAATTCACTAATACTAAAGTGGCTTGTACTTGTGGCCGTGGTAACACACACTTCCACAATAGTGGTAAGGGAGTTATCATAACACCTTTAGCTTAGAATAAGTCTCGGGCTCCGTGGGTAGCTGTCAACAGAAACCCACAAACAACCTTCGATAAAAAAAACGGATGAAGAGAAACTATCGAAAGGTTAAAAATGTTAGATACTACATTTAACAAATTCAATACTTGTCCTTATTGTGAAGAACAATTAGACAAGCATTACAACAACAAAAAAATATTCTCACCAATTTACAACTCTATCGTAAATGTTTGCGAATTTTGTTGGTCAAATATGGATTTAGAGGATTAAACCTCTAAGTCCGTATTCGAACATATGTTCGATAAATCGGAGAAGCTCCCACGGAGAAGTTGCTCCCACGGAGAAGTCCGACGGAGCGGCTACCCACTATATCTAGTGGGCTCCGTTCAAACAACTATATATAGTTGGTTATTTTTTTCTAGTAGTTCCAAATCGGTGATATGTCCGAGAAAATCTCTCATCTCATCATCTCCGTAAACATTCTCCGTTTCTTTATCTACTTTTGTATCTTTTGTATTTATTAATTTCATATAAGTATTATCTCACATTATTTATATTTGTCAAGGAATAAAATAAAAAATTATTTATAAATAAGCTTGACATAATTTCTATATAGTGATATAGTAATAATATGATAAGAACAAACAAAGAACTAGACAAAAAAACCAGAAGGCTAGATGCCTTCGCTACAAACAAGAAGGGAAAATAATATGAATAAAGATAGAGTTCAAGACTTAACAAACTTGATTGATGAAAAAATCGAAGCTTTGATTAATTCAAATGACTGGAAAGAATATCTAAAATTTGCTTCGGCACAATATAGATACAGTTGGAATAATCAATTTTTGATTTGGTTTCAATCTTCTGTAAGGGGTTTTGAAGCTACATATGTGCGTGGTTACAAGCAATGGGAAGCTATAGACAGAACAGTCAAAGCTGGTGAAAAAGCTATGTATGTTTTAGCACCGATGTTGGCTCACAGATGTATTGAAAAAGATTGTAAAGCTAGAGCAAAATATTTTCGTGATGGTAAATATTATATTTGCGAAAAAGATAGCAATCACAAAGTTGGTAAATTCTTAACTGGGTTTAAAGATGTACCAGTCTTTGATATCTCACAAACAGAAGGCGAAGACATTCCACAAATTACTTTAAAGGATAAGTGCGAAAATGCTAAGCCAGAAATTTGGGATGCGTTGGTCTCACTAGCCGAAAGTTATGATTTCAAAGTTATTATTGGTAATGCAAAAGGTGCCGAAGGGTATTGTTCACACGATAAAAAAGAAATTGTTATTAGTAGAAATGCAGACTTTGGTTATCAAGTGAAAATATTAGCTCACGAAGTTGGTCATCTATTAATGCACAAAGACATTACAGACTACCAACAACAAAGGGCAAGATATGAAACCGAAGCCGAAGGCGTGGCGTGGGTTGTATGTGAAGCCCTAGGCGTTCATAGTGCCGAAGATAACTACAGCTTTGGTTACATTGCAACGTGGGGTAAAGATAACACTAAAGCATTAGTGAAGCAATCATTACAAACCATTACTAAGACCAGCCAAACAATTTTAGATTTTGTTGAAGCTAGGGTGGATGGGTTGGTCAAGGCGTAAAGCCTTGACTAGCTCAAGAAAAAAAACTTTATTTTTGACTTGACAAGATTTAAAAGAGATGGTAATATTATAGTATGAGAAAATGCAAATGCAGAAAAATATTCTGGTCTCCGATGGGAGCACCACTCTGCGGAGAGTGCCTACGGAGAGAGCTCTACGGAGCTCCGGCCGGAGAAAGGAAAGAAGCTTATGCAAAATAATTTAGTAAAATTGTGGAACCAAGTTCCACTAAATTTAAGAGACAGACTTGATATGGGTAGGAAGGTCAACGGTGACTATTCTGTTCATAAGGGTGGATATAGGCCTCTTAGGAAGATTGGTAAGTTCGTTAAGAACCATATCCCAATGGAACTAAGAGACGAGTTCATCCAAGAGTTCGTCACTAAAGATTTAGATTATTTTAACTCTAAATATAAAGAAGGTAGAAGGGGCAAGAGCAACAATCGTGATTGGTTCGGCCCAATCTAAACCTAAACTTTAGATGTAGATTTCCTTCGGAGGTTTTTAGGCCAAGCCTAATGAACCTTCGGAGGTTTTCTTATGTTGTCTAATGAGGCCAAAAACTTTTATCTAGAGTTTTACTTTAGATTTTAAAATTAGAACATTTGTTCGATTTGTGAAAATTTTCACAAGCGGAGTATCGGACTTCCCCATATGTGCATATGAGCAATTTACAAATCTAAACAATTACTTTAGATTTTCTAAGACGTTCTCCGCACATTTTGAAAGCTTTGTCAAGTATATAAATATATTCTTTCATTAATTGTTTACTTAGTCAAAGAGTTCTGCTTTAATTAATAGTAAGAACTCTGAAGGTTAATTAAAAACAGTGTTTCGTCAATACTCAGCTCGGTTCAATGTGGTAGCCAGTCTATCGGTTAGCATCAAAGTTTTTCTAGTTAACAACTAACTAAAAACTAGAACTCTGTTTATAGAGTGTAAGACATACTCAGTGTGGCTTACATAGTATAAACAAATTACAGAAAGGATTTTTCAAATGAGAAATCAAAACGAAACAATACACAATGGCTCAGTTATTTTTAAGCCAACTGTGACTAAAAAAGATGCTGTTCCAGTATCTAAATCAAATATACAAGCACAGACACCACAAGCTAAGAAGAGCACTTATGAGCTATTCTTAAGCCCACTGTCTGATAAAGCTGGGTATATTAAAGAGTGGAAAAAACAGCCACCAGTTTATAGAAAGCAAAGCAAAGCTCAAATCAAAGCTGGTGCAAAAAAATCTGTTCTTTATCCAGCTAGTTGGTATATTTCATATACACCAATTTCTAAATACAAAAAAGCTCAGCAAACCGCTGAGCTTTTTCTAAAGGAAATGGAAATACAGAACAGCTGAGCTGATAGCTTAGAGCCAATTCAAATTGAGTTGGCTCAAAGGTATTAGACAAACGAGAAAGGAATACCAAAGATGATTACAGATTATCAAAAATTTTCGGAGCCTTTGTTAATTGGTAAATGGAAAAATAATATTCCAAATCAATTTCCAAAGACTTCTGAAATTGGCTTAAGATTAAGCGATAATAAAAAGCACGAAGTTAAAATTATTCAGCTTAAAAAATAAAGCTTAGAATTTTATCAGCCCCACATAATCAAAGTGGGGCAGGTAAAAAATCGCTAAGCAAGAAGCAAATGGGCGGCAGCGGAGCATCACGCAAAAATGTTAATTTTTCGGTTTTTTCTTAAAAACTCTTACAGTCTTATTTATATAGGGTAGGGGCCTATTTTCTTAGATTTTTGACTTTTTCACATAAATACAACTTTGTGAAATTTTTTTTGACAAAAAATATCTAAAACGCAACCATTTGCAAAAGCGTCTGCATCAGTTGCAACATTCGTCGCACTCGTGTGCAATAACACACTCATTACATACTTGATTATCGATTATTTCTAATAGACTGCGTAGCTCGGCACCGCATAATTTGCATTTGTACATACTGTATATATAGAGCAAGAGTTTCTCAAAACTACCCCTTATTGACCCTTTTTTTTGTAAAAATCTGTGGTTTTTTGCAGGGCAATATTGACAGATGACATTTTAAAATCGTTGCAAAAGTATATGCTAGAATATTACTATATGAGTGAAATGGGAAGACCATCAAAGCTAAATGCTGAGCTAATCAAGAATATACAGAATTGGCTCAGAATGGGCTATTTTGTTGAGGATGCAGCAAGAATGGCTGGTGTAAATAAGGTAACTTTATACCGTTGGCTTGATAAAGGAAGAGAAGATAGAGAGCAGGAAATAGACAGTTTATACGCTGACTTTTGCAACGCTATGGAGCGTGCTAGAGCAGAAGCAGAGGGTATGTTTATCAACTCAATTCAGACTGCTGCAAAGCGTGGTCAATGGCAGGCTGCAGCTTGGTGGCTAGAGCGTTCTTTTGATAAATGGTCAAAACCTTCTAAGCTACAGATATCTGGAGATGAGGAAGAACCTGTTAATATCAAAATCAAATATTCTGGAGATAAATAGGCGTAGAGTTGGATTCCCCGCCGCTCCTAATGTTTTCGTTGTAATCTCATCTGTCATCACCTTTTTATTGATTGGTAAAAATTGGTAATTTTAGAAAAAATACTCTTTTGGTTGTTTTTAGGCTCTGCCTTCTTACTACACCTTTACTTGTTATTCAGTAAGGGGTTGTTGGAGAGGTTTTAAAGCCGAGCTTTTCCAAAAAATTTCGACGCCTCTGGGCTTTATATGATAAGGGTATATTGATTCCCCCGCCGGCCTTTCCGGGCACCCCAAAACCGTTAGGCTTTAGGGTACATACCGACAGAAAGGAGGCTAAATGTTGTTTGTGATAAACAACTGTTTTAGCTTACTTTTATTCTACCACCACTATATGTAGTAGTACACTATTTATACTACCTATATCTGGTAGTTCGTTATTTATACTACTATATGTTGCGTAGTTCAAGAGATATACTACGGTAGTTCATTAAATAGACTACGGTAGTTCAAATCGTATACCACCGTAGTTCACCAGTTATACTAAAACTATAAGCATTAACTATACCTATTAACTAAAAGCATATAACTAAAGAAAGAGAGTATGATTTAAAATATGAAGGATAAATTTTTAGAATGGGAAGATAGAATATTCACAGCTCCATACAAGTGGCTAGTAACAAAAGGTTATATAGCGGCCAAAAAAATATATTTGAGTATGGAAGATTTGTATGAAAGAACTATCTACGATGAATACAGAGGAAACCCAAACTGGGCAGGAGATGATTGATGACTGCTGAATTTGTTATTGTTGCAGCATTAGGAACTGGTTTAGTTTTTGGATATATGTTAGCACTTCTTTTCAAATGAGGTTATCAAATGAGGTTATCATTTGAGTTGATGACTTTTCATTCAAAGTATGGTAGCTTCCAGTAAAGGAGGTGAAGAAATGGATGAAATTAGAAAAGAAGAAGGATTCTATATTTACGACGTAATTATAGAAAAACCAGAAGACGACGAAAAACTTGATAATGCTTACAGATGTAGATTTCCATCAAAAATAACTATTAAGATGCAAACTCCAGTTGGAATTGTTTGCCAGACAATAGACGAGTATGGAAGAACATTTGAAGACCTTGAGTTGATAAACGGAAGTCACAAACTTACAAAAGAATATGATGAATGTTGTATTGGTAAAGTAAATAGAATAATTAAAGACGGCAAGAACGAAGAAATTATCCCTATTGGTTAAAATTTGACAAAGCTAGACACATAGTCTATAATTGATTTATCGACAATTGAAGAGGAGAGATTATGGATAATCCATACGATGATTCTAATCTGGTACCTTTAGGGGACACTCTCAACACGATAGATACAGGAAAATCAGAACTTGAAAAAGTAATTGAGAAAACAGGGATTGGTTTATCTTGGAACGAATGGGTTGAATGTGTCCAATGGTTATCAGTTAGATTTACAAAAGGTGATGATGCACCTTCAGAATGGTCAGAGACATACATCAAAGCTATGTTTGCTGATTTACAATACTACACATATGATGATATTCAGAAAGCACTAATTAAGCTTCACGGTGAAGGTAGGTCTTACGCACCCAACTCTTCACAGATTATTGGAATGTGTAATAAGCTTGGCTTTGTACAAGTCATTAGCAGTGCTCAAGCAGATAGAGCGGCCAAAGGTCAATATGATAATTGCGGTAACGGTGCAAACTGTAACTGGCAAGATTGGGGTTGGCAATATGATGAAATTGGTAATCCAGTTTTTATTGAATGGTGTCTTTACAAAGCAAATTTAAATCAAGAGCCTTGTTATAAAGAAAGAGAAAAGTCAGAGTCTTTACTTAATGACTATCAGAGGAATACGAAACCTCAACCTATGACAAGAGAAAGATTTATTTGGACTATGGAAAAAATGAAACTTCCTAAAAAGCAACAAGATGAACTATTACAATATAGGAATAAGTTGCAAACCAATAAAGATATAGGATTAGGTGAAGAAGAATGAGATGGTCTTTGATAAATGACGTTGCCGGTAAAAAGTATGACAGTACTTTTGAAGCAATGCAATTTTTTGCGAATCTTAAATCAAGAGATTATTCAGTTAAATTTTTACATATTCTTGTTGATAATGTTTACTTACTACAAGAAGACAGTCAGATGCTTTTGGTACAACCAAAACTTGACTATGTACAAATTTGTCCAGCTGCGTTCAGTGATTATTTACAAGTATGTCAAGGCAAAGCAATTTTGGAATTAGAAAAAACTATTCCGAAACATATTAAAAACGATTTGTCTAATAAAGAGATATCTTCAATAATTCAAGATTTGTACCAACAGCCAAATTTTGACTTTTGGTCTTTGAGCGAACCAAAAAGAGAAGCATTAATCAAAAGCACAATATGGTGTTATGACGATGAGTTGTTAGCAATACAAACAGCTATAAAAGCTGTGCTGATGGAACTAGTGGCTTACCATTTTCATATTCAAAAAGAAACTGGTGTTATAACAGTTTCTTCTATTGCAACTTTCTTAGAAGAAATGATTGAGGCACAAAAAGAATCATCTATGCCTACAAGAATGGATGAAGCACCAGAAATGACTGAAGAAACTTTAGACCTTATATCTACTTCCTTGTGGCAGGGAGAAGACAAATATGTTGGTTTAGTTATTGACTATATTTTAAAATAAGGTATAATACTAGGTAGTAGGTAATTATGGATTACTCGGTTGTCATTTCAACCCTGTATCGCTAACCGATGGGAGCGAAACCCACTACTACCACTTAAGACAGAAGGAGAGATATGAAATTAAATAAATGGAACATACAGTTCTTAGGTCAGAGGCAATACATTGCTCCAGATTTGGATACAGCAAGAAAAATGGCCACTGAAGATATTAAATTTGCTCCACCACAAATGGGGCTATCTATTAACGGTTATATGGATTTAGGTCCAGTTGGCGAAGTAGATTTAGACTTAGCTAATGATGAACAGCAACTTAAAGAACTTGAGGAAGAATAATGGCTGACCCAAGAGTAATAAAAGTAACTTTTGCTATTACTGGTGAAATAGAAATACACGACCACGGTGATGACTATGTTACTTTTCGTAACCAAGATGAGATGAAACGTTATGACAAGAAACACGCTAAGCGTATTATTGAAAGAAATATCAAGAACAAAGGTTTAGAAGCTTATGAGTACAGAATTCAGACAAAGTCTAGAGATATGACTGAAGAAGACTTTCCTCAAATTAAAGAACCTGTTTCTAACGAACCACCTTTTTAGTGTTATAATGTCAAATGTATGTGAACAGCACGAATTACAATATGTTCTCAGCTGTATCTATTGTGAAAAGGAAGAATAATGGAATATAAAGTATTAGGTGGTAATTGGGATAAAAGCGACCAACCAACTAAAGAAGAATTAATTCTTATGAAAATATACGAATTAGAAAGTTTGCATTTTATAAATAAAATAGGTGAGCCTTCAAAATTAAAACATCCAAATGAACACGCTCAATGGAAAATGCAACACGATACAATTGAAGAGACATTAAGAGTTTTTCAAATAAATTTAGACAATATGGATATTGTCTTAGATGAAATCATAGAGACCTACGTTACTTTTGAATCCGAAGAAGGATAATCTTTAGGCCGTGTTGCGGGACAGGGCCTATACTCACTGACAGGCAACTGTCAATGGGGACGATATGAGAGGGTATAATACATAGTATGTCGGTTGTGATTGAGGCAACTCATTCACGCTCACCGATACCCTCCCATCGTCGACTCTCTTCGGAGAGTCGTATCCAAAATAATTCTTAATTAAATTTGACAAATAAATCATTATATGGGATAATAATATTAACAAACAGAAAGGCATTTATGTATAAAGAAGAAATGATGATTTTTGAATTCGATATAGTAAAGAATTCAAGAAATGATATTGCACCTTACTATCACACTCAAGAAGTTGTTGGTAGAGACAGTGTAGAGCTAAACGTATTTGGATATAACAATCCTTATGAAGTTTATTGGAAATGGGCAGCTAAAGCTCAAAGAGAATATACAAAAGCAAATGCAACAGACGCTAGAGATAGTTTTATATTTAGAGAGTGGTCTGTTGGTGAAGAAGAATAATTATAAATAAACTTGACAAATAATTCAAGTATGGTATAATTATATTATAAAGATAAACACAAAAGGTGTTTGTCGTAATTACAGAAGGAGTTTTCAAATGAGACGAAAACCAAAAGTATATAAAAATCAATACAAAGTAAAAGTAATAGAGCATAAGATTGTGACAGTTGAAGCTGATTCAGAGCAAGATGTAATAGATTACTTTACACCAAGCAATGGTCTTTACCCAAGAATTAGAACTAGAGTTCGAAACTCTACGGGAGATATCATTGGTGACAAGCTTATCAAGAAATCTGCAAAAGTGATTTCAGAAGAGCTAACCCAAGGTGAAGCTGACAAAAGAGCTAAAGCTAAAGAGACTAGACTTAGAGGTCAAATAGTTTGTGAAGTTTGTGACCAGCCTAGAACAGCCCATCAATATTATGGTGAGTATTGGAGTCGTCCTTGTCCAGATTGGGATGGCGACTACAGACCTAAATATACTCTAGATGAGTGGTTAGCTAAAAAATAAACTTGACAATTTCTGGATAGTATGATATAGTTATATTATCCACGAAAAAGGGAGAACTAGCCAAAAGCAGCCCCATTTGCTGAGGCTAGTTTTTTCTAAGGAGATTTATGTTTTACTTAAAAAAACAACAATGGTTAGACGAGGATACTCTGAAACTCATTAAGAGAAGAGAAAGAATAATGAATGAGTTAGAGGATATAGAGATGAAATTGAATATTATAAAGGAGGCACCTTGTCAGCCAAATATACAGACAAACAATTAAAGCTATATAGCCAATGTGCTATTACTAAATGCAGTAGACCTATGCAACCTAACAATGAGGGCGGTTTAGACCTCACAGCTAGCGGCGGCTACGGCGACTTCACTGATTCATTTGGTGAAGATATTAATACATTTAGATTGTGTCACAAGCACTCTCATCAATTTGCTAACTGGTTAAATAACCCAGAAGTACTTTCAATGTACTGGGGCCATAGCCACGCAGGTTATGAGCCGGGCTTTTGGTTCGGTCATCCAAGCTGGGAACAGCGTACTTGGTTATCTTACCTAGTTATATTTTTTCATAGTTGGTATAAGCAAGGCTGGAAAACAGCTAAATATTATCTAAGGGAACAATTGCGTTCTCACAAAAACTGGTCAAGGGTCGATATTAACGACCACAGTACTAAAGTCCAATGGGGCAAGTACATTAGCCAATTTTTCTTTTTAGATAATCATAGTAAAGGTTTCTTTGTTGGACTTTATCGTAAATTTCAAAGTAAACTTTATAATTTTGCTAAAAACTATTATCGCAAGCAAACTTCGTTATACAGCGAAATTTGGTCTAAAGCTCTTAATGATGGCTTTTCTGAATCAGAAAAAGCATATCTAAGAGACCTAGGTCTTGCAATAGCTGCTTCTGAAGAGGAGTAGAAAGCAAGAAAGACCTTTGGGCTTGTTTGTTCAAAGGTCTTTCATAGCCACATAAAAAAAGAGAGATTCTTTTATATATGCAATATATTATAGTGCTATTCTATTGGTATGCCAAGAGACATTCTTGAAGACGTCGCTGAAGTACAAGAAAAAGTATTTGTAATTGACTTTCCAGATTTACACGAAGCACAACAAGTAGTAAGAGATGACCCGTCACGATGGAAAATATTATGTGCTGGACGTAGGTTTGGTAAATCTAGACTTGGTGTACAGCTATGCATTGAACAAGCTTTAGAAGGTGGTAGAGTTTGGTGGGTTGCACCTACTTTCTCTATTGCAAGAGTTGGTTGGCGTGATGTTGTTGCCGCTGCATCGGTTTTTCCTAAAGAATCTGGTGTTGATGTAAAAGTCGGCGATATGACTGTTACATTTCCGGGTGGTGGTTCAATATCAGTAAAATCTGCAGATAACCCTCAAAGACTTCGTGGTGAAGGTCTAAATTTTCTTGTTATGGATGAGGCAGCTTTTGTTAGAGAAGAAACGTGGACAGAAGTCCTTAGGCCTACACTTACAGAAAATAAAGGTTCTGCATTATTTATTTCTACACCAATTGGTATGGACAACTGGTTTTATAGATTATGGGAAAAAGCAGAAGTAACAGAAGAGTGGGCAAGGTTTCAATATCCAACAATAGCAAATCCTATTATTGACCCACAAGAAGTTGAATCAGCTAGAGAGGAACTAGGAGAACTAGTTTTTGCTCAAGAGTATCTTGCAGAGTTTATATCTGAAGGTGCTCAAATGTTTAGAAGCCATTGGTTTAATTATTACAAACTAGGTGTAGGAAGTATTTGGGTTGATGGAGAGAAACTTGACATAAACAAAGATTTAGTAAAGTTTGCAACAGTTGACCTAGCAGCATCTACTAAAGAATCTGCAGACTACACAGTTATATCGGTTTTTGGCCATCACTTAGAATCAGACAGAATGTTTATGTTAGATATGCACAGACAAAGATTAGAAGCACCAGATATTGTTCCTGCTATAAAAAGAATGATTGGTATTCATAATTTAGAATGGGTTGGTATTGAAAAAACAGGTTATCAATTAGCTATAGTACAATTTGCAAGAAGAGAAGGTTTGAGAATTAAAGAATTAAGAGCTGATAAAGACAAGCGTTCACGAGCACTTCCTTTGTCTGCTAAGATGGAAAGAGGACTTGTGTACTTTCCTAAAGACCAAGAATGGGTCAGTGAAGTCGAAAGAGAACTTTTGACTTTTCCGGTTGGTGTTCACGATGATATCGTAGACACCTTGGCGTATGCTTGTCTGGAAAGTGCAACTAAGAGAAAATGGGAAGCTTATTAAATGGCTGAAGAAAAAAGTTTTTATAGAAGAGCTGTAGATTATCTACAGAAACCACCCGAAAGATTACAAGTTAAAAGAGGACCTCTAGATAAGTACGAACAAGTACAAGGTTCTGTATTTGGTTACAATACACAATCCGGATATTTCCCTAATAAACTAATTGAAGATATGGGAGATGGCCTAGGCAATTCTGCTGTTGTGGCCTGTCTAAATGTTTTGGCAACTTCATTTGCTGAAGCACCACTTAAAGTTTACGAAAAAACAGAAAATGGTAGAAGAGAAATTATTAACCATCCAATGGAAATTCTTATGCAAAGGCCTAATGAATTTATATCTGGTTCTGTTCTTTCACATTATTTAGTTACATCACTGTCAGCTCACGGAGATGCATTTTTATTAAAAGTAAAAAATCAAAGCGGACAAGTTGTTCAATTAATACCTTTGATGCCAAGTTATGTAAAAGTAAGAGGTAATTCTAAAGAATTAATTACACACTATGAATACTACGCAGTGCAACAAAAGAATTCATTAAATCCAGATTATGTCGAATTACCAAGAGAAAATGTAGTTCACATTCGTCAAGGTATGGACCCAGACGACCATAGAAGAGGTTTTTCACCACTACGTTCTGTTATGAGAGAATTAGCTGGTGATGAAGCAGCAGGACAATTTGCTGTTGCGTTGTTGCACAATATGGCTGTACCCGGAGTTATCTTGAGTCCAAAAGATGACTCTATGGGTGGGCCTTCAAGAGAAGAGGCAGAAGCAATAGCTCAAGCATTTAAAAATAAATTTTCTGGTGCTAATAGAGGTGCACCAATGATTATGACTGGAGCAATGGATGTTGATGTCTTATCCTTTACACCAGAACAATTAAATCTAAAAGCATTAAGAAGACTTCCAGAAGAAAGAGTATCTTCTGTATTAGGTGTGCCAGCCATACTTGCTGGATTAGGAGCTGGTCTTGATGCTGCTACTTACAACAATACTAGAGAACTTAGAGAATTTTTTACTGAACAAAAAATGATACCTCTTTGGAGTGCTGTGGCTTCTGAATTAACTCATCAACTACTTCACGAAGATTTTGAAAATGATAACTACAATATTTCAGCTAATTATGACTTAGATATGGTTAGGGCTCTTTCTTCAGACAGGCAAGATTTAATTAAAACAATGAACTCTGGAGTTCAAGGTGGTTTTGTTACAATAGGAGAAGCTAGACAATCATTAGGTTTGGATGCTACTGATTCACACAATGTTTATTTACGACCTTTGAATATGGTTGCTGTTGCAGAAGGTGATACAGGAATTGTTGTTCCAGAGACTCAAGAGGAAGAAAAAGCATCTCTCAATACTACAAGATTCCAACCAGAAGTTCGTAGAACTAGAAGAGTTATAGGAAAAAGACCTAAGAAAAAGAAAAGCATTATTGATGTAAGTATGGAGTTCAAATCAGCAGAAATACCATTTGATTTTGAGCTTGGTGAAAAATCAGCTATTTCAGCTAAAGTTAAAAAAGTTTTACAGAAAAAAGTAAAAGACCACAATGCTAAAAATCCAAAGTACAGAGCTACTTATGGAATGCTAGCTGCCGTATTTAGAAGAGGTGTTGGTGCTTACAGAACATCTCCGGGTTCAGTAAGAGGTAATGTTACCTCAGCTACCCAGTGGGGCGTGGCCAGAGTTAATGCCTTTATAAAAGGATTGAAAGGCCGTTTCCCTAGAAGTGCATTTGATAGAGACTTGCTTCCATCTGGACATCCACTTAGTTCTAAAAAATCCGCAACTAAAGCTACTTCAGTTAAAGTTGGTGATGCTGTTTCTTGGTCAATAAATAAAGACCCAGACCCACCATCAGTAGTTCACGGCATAGTTTCATCAGTCAACACTACTAAAAAAGAAGCAACTATGAGAGTTTGGGCAATTATGCCTAATGGTTCTCACCAAAGAACAGACAGAGATGTTACAATGCCTTTTTCAAGATTAAGAAAAATTAAAGACTGGAGAGATTCAAAAGCTCCAAAAGATATAACTAATTTTCCGGGAAGTGGTGACAATCAAAAAATAACACTATCTAATTCTAAATTTCCTCAATTTCCAGATTTTGATTATGTAAAAGACTTAAAAGAAAACTACCCAAAGATATGGAGAAGAGCTGGTACAGGCGGTAATCCTCCAACATCTTTTACAGGTAATGACGCTTTTAGGAACTGGACTAAATACAAAGGCGGAGATAGAAGTGGTTCAGTATTATCTTGGGTAAAACGCAGGGAAAGATTTATGAATCGTCATCAAGGTAATACAAGATTAAACGGAACAATAGCAGTTATGAAATGGGGTGGCGTTACTAAGTCTGGTGTTTCAGCAATGAAAAAGATTGTCAATGAGCAAAAGAAAAAAGAGGATGCTAGAAATAAGAAGGTATCTGAACTTATCGCTCATAAGGACAATTTGACAAGCTAAAATATATAATGATATATGAAAGAGGATATAGATAGTAATGAGTGAAAATCACAAAGTAAACAAATCTATAGAGTTTAAAACTGTAGATGATGAGAAAGGTGCAGTAGAAGCTGTCTTCTCAGTATATAACAATTTAGATAGCGATGGAGATGTTGTAATTCCCGGAGCTATAAAATCTGGATTTAAAGATAATCAAGTACCGATGGTCTTTGCCCACAAGTGGGACCAGCCAATTGGAAAAGGCGTCATAGAAACAGATGACGATAAAGCTATATTTAAAGGAAGTTTCTTTATGGGAACTGAGGCTGGCAAGGAGGCTTACAATCTAGCCAAAGAAATGGGTGACTTACAAGAATGGTCATTTGGTTTTAGAATCAATGATTACGAAGTTGCACCATTTACTAAAGATGGTTCAGATGAAGTAGATGCAAGATATTTGAAAGACTTAGAGGTCTTTGAAGTATCTCCAGTTTTAGTCGGTGCTAATAGAGAAACTTATACACTAGCTATTAAATCTGGTGAGGAAGCTATCTATGAAAGCTCTAATGTTGATGAAGTAAAAGAAGCATTAGGAAAAGATATTTTTGACAATCCGGGTGAAGCTATGGAAAGGTCAAAAGAATTATCTTGTGATATTGGAGTCCACACTCAAGAAATGGACGGAAAAAATGTTTTTATGCCTTGTAAAACTCACGCAGAATATGAGGAGGCAATAAAAGAAGATATGAAAAGTTTAGACCCAGAGGAAGAAGAAAAAACTGACGGTTGCTGTGGTGGTGGCTGTAAAGAATCTTCTGACGAAGGGGAAGAAAAGGTTTCAGAAGAAGAGTCCCTGCCTACAGGGAAGCGTTTTTCTGAGGAGGTCAAAGATGTGCTTGCAGCGTTGGAAAGCCTCATTGTGAGAGCAAAAGCTATTGAAGTTTTACGCTCTAAAGATGGAAGGACATTATCGGAAAGAGCTAGTTCTGCTTTAAGAGCAGTACAAGAAGACCTTAATGACGCTTGGACTGAAATAGATGATATTTTAGTAGAAGCTTCTAAACCAGAAGCAGAAGTAGAAACTTCAGAAGCAACAGAAACTGTTGAGGAAACTCAAGAAGAAGAAGTTGTAGAAGAAATTTCTGAAGATGCTGAAATTGCAGAAGCTGAAGTTGAAGTAGTTGAAGTTGAAGAAGAAGAAGTTGTTGAGGAAGAAGAAGCTGAGACTGAAGAAGTCGTACTTGAAGAAGTAGATGAAGAGATAGAAGCATTATTTGCAGAGTCTCAAGGTCTTATAGCAGATTCTATTCTTGTAGAACTAGACGACGAAGAAGTATAAGCAAAATTATTTTGGAGACATAATGGATAACATTAGTGAAACACTTCAAAAGAAAAGGGCTGAGTTAAAAGAAGTCTTTGATAATCCTGCAGAGGAAGGTGGAAAATATTCCGCTGAGCAAAAAAATGCTATCAATGGACTTAATACTGAGCTTGCTGAGTTAGTTGATGAAGCTAATAATGCTAAAGCCAAAGCTAAGAATGAAAAAGCTATGGAAGAAGCAGTATATGCAGCTGAAGAAGCAGATAACACACCAAAAACAATTGGTGAATCTTTTATCAACACTGACGCTTACAAAGGCTATCAAGAAGCCGGTGTAAAAGGTCTTGACTCAACAGTTAAGTTCTCACCAATGGGCTATAAAGCAACATTAGGTGCAGGTTTATCTCAGAACTTCCCACCAGAAGTGTTAAGACAACCGGGAATCTTAGAGTCCGCTCTTAGAGACCCAGATGCAATCATTGGTCTTTTTGACCAGATTGAAACCGACCAAAACTCCTTTGCATATATGGAAGAAACTACATTCACAAATGCTGCTGCTGAGCAAGCAGAAGAGGCAACAACTGCTGAAGCTACATTAGACTTCACAGAAAAAACAGCATCAATTAGAAAAATTGGTGTTTTCTTGCCAGTGACTGAAGAACTTCTTGCAGATGTAAACGGAATTCAAGGTTATGTCAACTCAAGACTTGGAACAATGATAAAGCTAAGACTTGACGGACAAATTATGGATGGTGACGGTAGTGCTCCTAATCTAGACGGATTATTAAATACATCTGGAATTAACTCATTTCAATATGGGTCATATTCTGGTGAATTAGGAAGATTAGGACAAATTTACCAAGCCATTACAGAAATTAGAAAAGATGCATTTGTAGAACCAGATGCAATCATTATGCACCCATCAGATTGGTACGACATCATAACATCAGTTACTGATGTAGCTACTACAACATCTGGTGCTGCTGCTAAGAATCCACTATTTGTGGTTGCTGGTGGCTTTGGTGATGGTGTAGCCCCAAGACTTTGGGGTCTTCCAGTCGTTACAAGTTCCGCAGTTAATGCAGGAACACAAATGGTTGGAAAGTTTGGCGGCGGAGAAGCTGCTCATCTTGTAATGCGACAAGGTCTCGACCTTGCTGTATCTGACTCACATAGTGACTTTTTCTTAAAAGGAAAACTTGCTATTAGAGCAACAATGAGAGTAGGTCTCGTAGTCTATAGACCAACTGCATTCTGTAAATTAACACAAATGTAATAACATTTGTTGTTATAAAGATTAGTAATGGGGGATTAACTTCCCCCATTACAAAAAGTAAAAAGGATAAATTTTAAATGAGTTTTATAAAAGTCGAAAAAGACATCTGGAAATTAAAAGATGGTTCTTTATGGGAAGGAAATGTAAATGAGTGCCCAGAAAGCAACCCAGATAATATAGCCCACGCAGGTAAAGAGTATCAAGAAGATTATTTGAAACTTCACGGCTGGGGTAAGAAAAAAGCTGCTCCTAAGAAAAAGGCCGCTCCTAAGAAAGCTCCAGAAACTAAAGCACAAAAACCAGCTGAAGACAAGTAGGATTTAGCCAATGGCACTAAGTACTGTCTCAGATGTTAAAAGTGTTATTGGCGTTGATATGTCCTCAACCGACGAAACGGCAGTAACAAATATATTTATAAAAGCAGCAGATGCTGCAATTAAAAACTACGTTGGATATGAATTAGAATACGCAACAGGTATCGTTGATACATTTGACGGTAACAATCAAGAAGAATTATTTACATCTGTTGCACCTATTGTTTCTGTAACTTCTGTTGTTGAAGATGCAGTAACTCTTACTGAAGGTAATCAAGAACATTTTGTTGTATATAAACCACTAGGAAAAATTAAAAAAACAGGAGACAAACAATTTTCAAATATAAGATTGCAAAATGTTGTTGTAACTTATGTAGCAGGGTATTCAGATTCAGAATCTTCAGCAGAAGATATTCCTATGGATATAAAATTGATTAGTGCAAGGGCTGCAGGTAAAATGTTTGTAGCTGCTGCAGCTTTAGGGTCTCAACAAAGCACAGGCCAAGTGGGAACTCACGCAGCAGACACAACAAACGATTCACAATTTCAATTAGTTAGGTCAGAGTCACTAGGAGATTATTCAGCTACTTACGAATCTGTAACTGAGCTTATGGATAATGAAATACTTACTGATAAAGACAAAGCTACATTATCAAAATATAAACGTCAATACTTCACATCAGCACATATTTTAGACTAGAATAAAAATATGTCAGATAATTTAGAATTCAATAAATCACAGCGTAAAGCTTGGTTGTCGGGATTAGATTTTGAAGTATTTGCAGAGGCTGTTATTGAGCAAATGAATAGTCTTAGAATGCAAAAAGTTAACTTAGTTCAAGATATGGACGATATCGTTAACGATTATATGCAAGTATGTAAAAAATATCCTATCAAAGCAAAAAAGTCAAAAAAATAAATAATGGCTCGCTATGATTACAAATGTCGTAGCTGTTCGCATACTTTTGAAGTTACTCACTCCATTCAAGAAGACCCTAAAATTAAGTGTGAAAAGTGTAAAAAACTATGTGAGAGACAGTTACCTAATAGGGTATATTTATATGGAACTGTTGGTGTTGATTGGAATACTGACCCTAGCAAAGTATCTGATTCTATGAAGGCCAAAGCCAAAAAAGCTTCTAAACGGAAAGTTTCTTTTTAACTTCGTAAAGAGTATATTTTAAAGTCAATTCTTCTTCTGGCATTATGTCATAAGAAGCTATCAAATAGTAATAAGGACCTATTTTAATTAATTCACAATTCGGTACTTCACTATGATTTATCCAACCACCAAGTGGTGTTCTTATTCTATCATTTGGAAAATCAGTATTATAAACGTGGCTACATCCTAAATTAGTACCAACTTTAATAGCAGAAACTGCAAAAAGACCATAACCTTCAATTGGAGAGTCTTTTATTGTTACTTCTGGCGGTAAAGGTCTATATGTTTTATCTTCTTCCATTTTCGTAATCCTCTAAAGATTGTAACATATCATCATCAAGTTCCATATTACTTTTTCTTCCTACCATCTATTAATTCGTGCCCTCTTACTCTAGGAATACGCTTAGGTGCGTGTTGAAAGCATTTATCATTATGGTTATATTTACTCATAATTTGTTCACAACCTTCTTGTGCACAAACTCTATTTTCACCATAAGTCTTACTTTTCCTGCGATTACCAGTTACTTTCTGAGCTTTCATATATAAATCTGACATTAATATCCCTCTTGTCTCCATCTTTTTTCAAAGTATTTTGGATTTTCCCAACACCATTTGCTAGAGTTCCAGTCTCTAAAATCTTTTTTTGTATAAATATCTTCAGCTAAATGTGAAGCCATTTTTATATTTATATAAGGCACATACTGTGCTTTTTGAAATTTAAAACCTTCAGCAACAAAAGGACCATCGTGTAATTGATATGGAACACCTTGATAAGTAAGTATTCTATCATCCCATAAAGGCATACTAAATTTTTCTGCTACCCAATTCCAAGTATTTGGAATAAACTGCATCAAACCACTGTCATTGTCTTCTTTTCTAAAAGCATTTGGATTACCTCTGGATTCACACCAACTAATACGCATAGCTTTGTAATAGTGTTTTTCATCAAAATGCTCAACTATATAAGGTACATATTCAAGCATTGTTGAAGGTATTAACTGTGTACATTTGTGAGTTTCTTGAATTATTTCTGGGTTTTCAATTACAGGCACATCTGGAGTGCCGAAACTAGCCAAAAATATCATACAACTTGTTATCATAAATTTCCTTTATTCATAACCTAATTGTACACTATGAATTGGTTTTTGTCAAGAATCTATTGATACATTTATTGCATTTTGTATAGTCTCTTGTTCTGAATTACCAGTTACTGATGTAAAGTAATGGTTCACAAAACGACCGTATTTATCTTGAGTTTGTATAAATATCTCTGCTTCCCAGCAGTTTGTATACTTATTCCAAGATAAATGGAGAGTTTTATCGCCAATTTTCATTAGCTTTTGTTGCTCGTCCACAGCAATTATTTCGGGTTCTGCTACCAAAATAGCTTCTCCTCCTTTGTTACACACTATTAGTATAGCAGATTTTGACAAAAATACAAAAAAATACAAAAAATATTTGACAAAATACTCATTCTGTGGAATACTGAGTGTAATGATGAAAGAGGAGGAATAAGTGAAACCGACGCTAGAACAAGCAGAGTTTTTATTCAAACGCTTCCCAAAGAAAACCCTTAGAGATTGGGCAGAAGATTGGGATATGTCTCACGAAAATGTGAGATTAATGAAGATTAAGTTAGGCCTACCTACTACTAAAAAGGTAGCTTACAATCCAGATATAGCACGACAAATAGTTGAATATATCAGAGAGGGCAAAGGTACTCTCAATACAGCAAGAACATATGAACACTATGATTTTGGTAAAGTAACATTCAAGAACTGGATGAAAGAGAATCCATCACTTGCAAATGAAGTGGAAATAGCTATTAAGCAAGCACAAGATAGAAAGCTTAATCCTACACACAAAAGATGTGCAACTACAGGGGAATGGCTTCCAGTATCAGAGTTTTACAAAGACAAGAACACCTTAGATGGTTATTCTGTTAGAAGTAAAAAAGTAGTCAAAGAGATGGCTCGTAAGTATTACTATGACAGAAATGTAACAGAACCAACTGTAGATACAAAAATATGTTCTGGTGTTCCAGAGTTAGGCCCATTACCAAATGAGTATTTTGCAAGAAATACTAGAAGTGCAACAGGCCTACAAACATATTCAAAGAAATTTCAAGGCTTATATCAGAAGTACCTTAGACAAGGTTTTGACAATGCTTTTGATATGGCTAAGGAAGAGACACTTACTTATTTTAACGAACTAGGATTTTCCCCTAAGCAGTACTAATATGTAATAAGGAGTGACGCAAAAGCCCCCTCTTCGGAGGGGGTTTTTTTTTGTTATAATATCAGTATGCCTAAAGTACCAACATCGTTATTAAATGAAACAATATCAATACAAAGCCTTACTGGTAGTGACGTAGACGATAGAGGACTATCTACAGCAAGTTTTGGTTCTGGAACTTCAGTTCAAGCAAAGTTAATTGAACTAGGTGGTTCTATTGAAAGTGAAACAGAAGGAAGAATTGAAAGAAACGAAGAGTTTAAAGTTATTATTCCCGCCTCAACAACAGTAAGTCTTGCAGATAGAGTTGTTTTCAATTCAACAAATTACAACATTAGAAATGTAAAATCTATTAAAGATAGATTTGGAAATGAATTCTATAAAGAACTTCGTATAGACTCTGGATTCTAATGGCATCCAAAGCTGTGCTCAAAATGAGTAGGTCTTTAAGGACAGGTAGAAAAGGCGTTTCTAGTCCAAGATTTAATTTTAAAGAAATTAAAAAACTATCAGATTTAAGAAGTTTCTTTTACGAATATTCTATATTTGTTGGAGACCTTACTTCACTTCCGGGTGTTCCTTCTTTACAGATAACAAATAAGTTAAGAAATGGTTTTTTGAAAACTGGCAGAATTATGGGTGACTTGAGTGCTGCTGCAAATACTATGAAAAAATTAGCTGATGGTGTTCAGATGTCAGACTTTGAAGGTGCAGGAGAAAGAGCATTTAGAAGATTCGGTGGAAGAACTACTGGTAAAGTTTTAATGGCGATACCCGGCAGTGATGTTTTTTCTCGTGGTGCTCGTTCTATAGTTGGTGCTAATATGCAAAAAGAATTTGACTCTTTAACAAAAAAATTATTTAGAACTAATCAACCAGATAATACTCCTCTAACAAAAGCAGTAGGCAGGATTGATTTTAATTCATTAAGTAGGAATGCAAAAGTACAAAAAGTTATTGAAGCAGTTACTGAGGATATTGTAAGACAAGCCCATAATTTTACACCAGTTAAAACTGGAAAGCTAAGGGGTTCTTTAAGGACAGAGTTGAAACACGAACCAGTTAAAGGTGGTTCTATACCGGTTGGTAAAGCAAAAATCGGTGGTGGTGATATTGATTATGCTTTGAAAATAGAGTTTGGTGAAGGTAAAGGATTTAATGTAGGAGCTTCTGCAACAAAAAGATTATTTCCTAATATACCACCAGCTGCTCAAGCCTTAAGAGGAAACAAAGCAAACAGAAGAGCTGTAAATAAAGCTACAGGTAAAGGTGCTATGATGAGAAGAGGTGCAACTGTTGCTCATAACAATTTAGCAAGCAGTGGATTACTTGGTAAAGTTACAGGCAAGCAAGATGATGTAAATAAAATAATATCTGATGCTATAGGCCTCAAATTAGGATTAAGATAATGGTACAACAATTACCAGACGCAGAAGTTATGTTTAGAACTTGGGCTTTGGCTCAATCAGAAATATCTTCTTTAGTAGGTACAAGAATAGCAACAAGATTACCTAATGGTGGTACTTTACCATTTTTGACAGTTTCTCAATTAGGTGGTGCTCCAAGTGCAGACGAAGCTCTTATTTATGAAGCCAATTTATTTATTGATGCTTACGGTGGTAAATACGGAAGTACAGGTTCAAAAGGTCAACCAGATTATGCACAAGCTTATGATTTAGCTTCTAAGACAATAGCTAACTGTTTTGATACAACACCAAAAAAATACACAAGCACTGGTGGTGAAGTTGCAACAATACACGGTTTTAATAACATTACTGGTCCATCAAGGATAGAAGAACCAGAGCTCGGTTTAGCACGCTATAATATAGAAGTAGTAATGATATATGGAGCGAGTTCATAATGAAAAATATTAAGTTAAATCCATTTATAAGGGATTTCGACTCAATAAGAGACGAAAAACTTGATGTCATTATTGGAAAAGGATGGATAGAAGTTAAAGAATCTGATTGGAAGAGGCTTAAAGAAGCTACAACCAAACAGGGTGATGTCTTGATTCCAACATTCGTTTCTGAAGATGAAGGAATGGGAGAGATTAAAAATATAGTTTCTGAAAAAGAAACTATAAAAAACGATGAAGAGTGGTACGGTGCTGACGAACAAGTAGAAGAAGAAGAGTGACAAACTCTTTATAAGCATAGGTAGGTATAAGTAAATGGCACAAAGTATTACAGAAGTAATCTTGGGAACAGGTAACTTGTTTGTGGCTAGTGAAACGGATATAAATGCAGGAACTGCAACATTTCCAACTAACCCATCAACAACACCAAGTGCATCTTATTGGGATAACGTAGGTTTCTCAGAAGGTGGATTTTCCTTAGAGTACGATAAGACTTTTGAAGACGTAATGGTAGCAGAAGAAGTTGACCCTATTAAGACAATTAAAACTGCCCAAGAAGTCAGAATTACTGGAGAGCTAGCACAAGCATCTTTAAGAAGTTTAAAGTTTGCAATGGCTGGTGGTACCACAACAGCTGATGCACCATCATCTGGGTACACAACATTAGTTCCACCAACAACAGACTCTTTCGAAGAAAAGTCATTGTTGTTAAGAGTTAATGCTCCGGGACACGACGAAGCTGGAACTGCAAAAGTTAGAGACATTCAAGTCCCTAGAGCAGTCAATGTGGGTGCATTCTCAATGACACACGCAAAGGCACCACAAAAGGTAACAATAACTATTGAATATAAAGTATTGAAGCCAAATAGTGATGCTCCATTCGCAAATATATTTAAAATTATTGACACAGTTTAATAATTAATACGATTAGGAGGTATTGATGTCAGAATTTATTGATTTTGACGAAGCGGTTGAAGAAGCCGACGACAAGAAATTAACTTTCAAGGTAGCTGGTAAAGTGTACGAAGCACCAAGTCAGCTACCAGCGAAAGTGGTGTTAGCCCAATTAAAGTTAACAAATGAACAAGGTGGCATTGAGCAAAAAAATCTTGGAGAATGGCTTACAGCCTTAATTGGCGAAGAAATTTTCAACGATATGCTCGATAACGGTGTTAGTTGGCCTCAATTAGAAAAGGTCCTTAACTACTTGTTAGTTGAATATGGGGTTATTCCGAAGGCTGAAGAAGTCGAAGGGGGAGAAGAAGAAGACCCAAAATAAATATTACCTACAGTGATATTTTAAAAAGATGGCCTGCTGTTGAAGCAGACTTTCATAGGTTTTTTAACTTAGCTCCATTCGATTGTTCTTGGAGAAAATTCAAGAATTTAATATTCAGTCTAGTATCTGAAGAATCCTCTTTTTATGCCCCTTACTTAAAACAAATGTATGAAGAGATTAGAGAAAGTTCAGAATCAAGTGATACTCCAAAAGTACAGATTTCTCTTGAAGATGCAATGAAAGACTTAGGTATAGATTGAATTCAATAATTATAGATGTAGTCCCTAGGCTGTTAGGTGATAAACTTGGTGGTCAAGCAATAAAAATGGGACAACAAGCATCCCAAGCAATTGCCAAACCAATGAATGCTGCAGTAAATGCTACTGGTTTAGCAGTTCTAGCTGGTCTTGCAGTTGCACTTACAGCAGGTGCTAAAGCAGCTGTTGAGTTTGAAGACGCATTTGCAATGGTTAAGAAAACTATGGCTGATGTTAAAGACCCAGAAGTTTTCAAAGAAATTGAAAAAGATTTACTTAACTTAGCAACTCAAATTCCAATATCAGCTAATGAATTAGCTGGTGTAGCTTCTGTCGCTGGTCAATTAGGAGTAGCAGCTGATGATATTGCTGTATTTACAGAAGTAACAGCAAAACTTGGTGTTGCTACAAATATGACAGCTACTCAAGCAGCAACAGGCCTTGCAAGATTTCTTAATGTTACAGGTGAATCAACAGATTCTGTTGGAAAGTTCGGTTCTGTTTTAGTTCAATTAGGTAACAATGTAGCAGCACAAGAATCGGAAATATTATTATTAGCACAAAACTTTGGTGCTACTGGTAATGTAGCTGGTTTAGCAACAGAAGATATATTAGCTTTTTCTGCTGCAACAAGAGCAGCTGGTGTTCAAGCAGCAGCAGGTTCTACTGCTTTAGGTAAATTATTTATGAACATAAGTAATGCAGTAAAAGAAAACGATTTAGAAAGACTATCAGTAGCAAGTAGATTGATTGGAAGAGATTTTAAAACAGCTTTTGAACAAGATGGTGCTATGGCTGTTCAAGAATTATTAACTGGTTTATCAGCATTAGCACAAGAAGGACAATCAGTTACACCTATTTTACAAACATTAGGTCTTAATAATGTTAGAACATCAAGAGCTGTTTTAGCTTTAGCAAACAATAATAAAGGTTTGGCTGCTGCTATAAAACTTGCAAGAACTGAAGCAGTAGTTAGTAACGCTCTAAACAATGAGGTTGCTACAAGGATGGATACAGTATCTTCAAAAGTTCAACAACTTAAAACAGCTTTTAATGCTCTACTTATTCCTTTAGGAAATGTATTTATACCAGTATTTAAAACAATTCTTGATTTTGCAATAAATATAGTGAACGGATTTTTAGCATTACAAAGAGTCTTTAGTGAACTTACGGATAGCGTTAAAGGTTTTCTTACATCAATAGGAGCTTTGGCTGCTATTGAAACAGCTACAAAACTTTTTGGTAGATTTACAAATCAAGTTGGAAAAAGTGGTAAAGTAATGGAATTCCTTTCAACGGTATTTCAAAAAGTTGGTCCATTTATCAAAAAAGCATTAGGTCCTCTTATTGCAGTTCTTTCTGCGTTAAATGCATTAGGAAAGCAAGAAAGAAAAATTAGAGATTTTGAAAAGCAAGTAGAAAGTATGGCTGGTACCTTTGAAGACCTAACTATAGATGGTACAGCTTTTTCCGAAGCTTTTACAGAAGAAATATTCTTAGGCATTGTAGAAGGACTTCCAGAAGCAATGAGAGAAGGAGTGCAGCAAGGAGTTAAGCAAGGTACTTTAACAGAACAAGGTTTGGAAGCATCTCAAGCTTTAGCTGATGGCCTTACTCAAGGTTTAGTTGATGAATTAAGAAATGTTGCTGATGTAGGTAATTTAGTTTTTAGTAATGTAAATTTTGACGAAATAATAGAAACTTTAGAAGCTGAAGGATTAACAGAGAATAGTGAGATATTTAAATTAGTAGAAAAAATAAAAGAAGAAAAAGCCAAAGGTGCTCAAAAAGATAAAGAAATGGTCGAATCTTTACAGCAACAACTTCAAACTCATTTATTAATTATCGAAGCTGAAAGGAATGCTCTTAACTTTGCTGAGCAACTACAAGAACTTGTAGTAGCAGAATTAGAAGCTCAAGGCAGGTTAGCTGATGCAGCTACTTTAAGACACGCAAGTGATAGAACTGTACTTTCAGTAGCTAAAGACTTAAAAGGTGTTAATGAGGATATATTAGCATTGTTAGTACAGCAAGGTATTGTTCAAGCAGCAAACTTAGAATTAACACCTTTCCAAAAAATGATTGAAGAAGCAGGTACTCTCAAAGCACAAATAGAAAGTATATTCTTAGGAGCTGACTTAGATTTTGCAGCTCAGTTTGCTGAAATGGATTTAGCTGAAGCTAAACAAGAACAGATAGATTTACAACAAGAAGAAGTAGACCTTAAAGCTGAACAGATTGAATTAGCTGAAGAATTATTAGATTTAGAAAAAGAACAAATTGTTACTGCTGAAGAGCTCAAAGAACAGCAAGATTTAATTAATGAAGCTTTAGAAATTGAAGAAAGAATTCGTACTGGTTTTTCTTTAACAGCTAATCAACAACTTCGTAGAGAAAAACTGCGTAAAGAGAGAAGAAGAGTTGAACTAGCTGCTGCTCAAGGCTCTTTAGAATTTGCTGACCTAGAACTTAAAAATATTGATGAGCAAATTGCTGCAATAGAAGATAAAGCTGTTACAGAAGAAGACGCTCAAAAACTTAGGAATGAGGCTGCTGAGATTACTCAAAAAGCTCAAATTAGAAGAGAACAAGAGATTGAAGATATTAAAAATAGACAAGTTGCTATTGCTGAAAGGTTGGTTGAATTACCTCGTGAACAATTAGAAGCACAAAAAGCAATCCACGATGCTCAGAAAGAAACACTATTAACAAACTTAGAAATTATTGCTTCTATGGAAAAATTGCAAGAAGTAAGCGTTACATCAGCACAAGCAATGGCAAGGGCCTTAAAATTACCTACAGTTGCAAAGGAAGCTCTAGTTGGAGGTGCTACTACTTCTGGTGTTTCAGTTAGCGGTTTTAGAAGTCAATTTGGAGTAGAAGAAAAATTAGGTGATTTTAGAACATTTCAAGGTATTGCAAATTCAAGAGCTGGAAGTAATAAATCATTGCCAGAAATGTTAACTGCTGATGACGCAGCTGCTTTTAGGAACTCTGGAAGTTCTATGTTGAATAACATAACTATAAATGGTGCTGGAGTTCCTGCTGACCCAATGCAAGCCAAAAAATTTGCAAAAGATATAAATAGAGAGTTAGTAAAACTACAAACAGGAACTGGAAGAAGTGGTGCAATTAGATAATGTTGTATTCACACGCAAATTTTCATATTCACAGAGCTACACACGACAATGAATGGGTTGACTGGAATGAGGAAGAAGAATGATTGACAATAAAGATTCAACAATTTTAAAAGCTTGTCAATCAGATTTTAATTGTGGTAATTATTTTTATCACACTAAATATAGATATTGTGAAATATGTAGAACTAAGGACTGGTGCTAATGGCAAATACAATAACAGTAGGAAGAATGACATTTACATCACCGGAATCAATTGATATATCTTCAGTGATTCAAGGTAATAGAAACTCATTAGATAGAAGCGTTTCTTTGAAAGGTCAATTTGTTGCTGATACAGTTGCGGCAGCAAAAGTTCTTAGAGATGAATTGATATCTATGGGTAACTCTTCATTACTTCTACCTTTTACTTATACAGGTGATGATAAGTTTGAAGGATACTGCGAAATAGATTCAGCAGGTGTTGATGCTTCAAAATTAGCAACTGGATTGTTTGAATACAACTTAGATATAACAATAAAAGGAAGAGTTTCAGAGATGTTGTTTGAAAGCAATATGTCTGGTTCTCTTTTGACTAACAGTCATTCTGTGACAACAGGGACTACTACCTATGCTCCTTGGCACGCAGTTCCGACTGGAACTTTCAATTACAATCACGAAAAAGCACCTATTGATGCAGTAAGAGCATCATCTGAAGGCAATGTAGCGTTTTTTTATGACCCAGACTTAAGAGATGCAGCAGCACAATGGGTTGTAGACCCAGCAAATTATTACAAAGGTGCAGCGAGAGTTATTGTAAATAATACAACAAGAACTGGATATTTGACAGAAAATAACCCAACAGGGCTTACTTTATCAAATGGTATTATACAATTGACTTCTGGTTCCAATGCAAATCAATCAAGATTCACAATAAAATTTTATGACAATGGTAGTTTCGTAAGTGAAAGAACTATTGCAATAACTTCTGGTTCATCGGGAACAGAATATAAAGTTTGGAAAACTGCTCAAATACTAAGAAATGAACCTCACGAATGTGCTGTTCGTTTTACTACCTATTCAGATACTAATGGAGATGGGCGTCTCACTGTTGACGCCACCGTTAAGAGAGGTGCTCATCACATTGGTCTGAATATTCAACAGGGGCCAACTGCAGATAGAGCTGCAAATTCAAGAGTTAATTTAGATGCAGTATCTGGTGCAGGAGCATTGAGTGCAGCTACAGGATACTTAATTGAATCCTCTGTAGATGACCAAGGACAAAAATTTATGTTTGGTAGTCCTCAAGGATTTACTGGTGATACAACAAATAAACTTATTCATCTTACAAATCCAAACTTTAAAACATTTGTAGGTTATGTTTACAATGCTGCAAACCCACAAAGCATAGACGCAGCCGATGCAGTAAGAGACCAATACTTAGAAAGTATGTACGAAAATGTTCGTCTAGTAAGAGCTTAATATGCCAGTAACAGAAAGACATATGGGTGGAGGGAACTTCCAAGTACAGTTCAATCAAGAATTTACACCAACAGCAATAATCGAAGCAGTCACAGAGTGGGGTCATATAATTATTACCCCTCAAGAAATAGACATAAAAACTCTAACTGACTCAGAAATAAAAAACCTTTCTTCATATACAGGAATAGTTTTAAACAGAGTATTAGAAGAGGGTGTTATAAGTATTGCTGGTGCAAGTCTAGAACTTTATTTAGGTGACGGTGCTGGTAAAGGTATGGTCATAGCAGAATCTAACAATGTTGGTAAAGTAAGGCATTACACAGGTACTACACTTGCAGAGACATTATTTAACTCCACTGCTCAAACAAATAAACCTTTAGGAATTATGAGAGATGAAGCAGGTAATACACAGGCCATCACGCAAGGTACAATATCTGAGCCAGCCTCTACATATACTGGTTCTCATTTCGTAGAGACTGCAGGTTCTGCTTTAAAATTTATATCAGAAACTTTAGGAACAGAATATAGAGTAAATCCAAATGGAACTATAGATGCAGGCCCAGCTGCAAATCTATTTGAAGGCGTTGGAACAGCTACACCAAAAGCTATAGTTGTAAAAACTGCATATGGTCAAGACCCTTCAATGGAAGGTGTTGTTCCTCAAGGTCTTAAAACAGAATTCGATGCACAAGATTTTGTATCAAGAGTAGATTTTACAGGTGAAGTAGGATTTTTTGATATAGCTACAGATGTTGCAGGAGAAGCAAATATATCCTCTAACCCTTATAAAGATTTACACGGCAATGCTTTAAAAAGAGTTGCTTTAGTACAAGAACCAGATATTGCAGCAGACCAACTCAATGCAAGAGCACAAACTTTACTTAACGAACTATCAAGAGTTAAAAAAGTATTGAATTTAGATTTAGAGCAATATGAAGTATCCGGAGATATGAAAGTTGGAGACTTTATATTTGCTTTTGACCCAGATATAGAATTTGTTGATACTGCTGCTGATGCTACTGCAGAGTCTAGAAGTTTGAATGAAATTACATTTAGAGGTCAAGATATCAATCCTGTAAAGGTTCGTGTAAAAGGTATTACATATCCAATAAGAACAGGTATGGGTGTTTACTTCAGAGACAAAGATGGTAACTATACAGACCTAAGTCAATACGCTCTTTTTGAGCAAGGTGGTGCACAGATAGAACTTGGTGACACTATGAGAAGCATACAAGACGATTTAAGATTTAGTGAGTTTTCTCTTACAAGTAAAACTGCAGGTGCTTTCTCTATTCCAGATTTACCTAGCACACCAACATTGCAAGCAGGTAGCTATCTTGATGGTACAGGTATATCAAAAGGTTTCATTAGAGTTGTTGTCTCAAAACCAACCAATGAAGATGGTTCACAGATAACAGATGGTCAAAGCTATGGTGTTAGATACAAGAAAACTACTGATAGTCAATATTCTTATGCTTTTTTCCCTTATACAGGAGTAGCTACAGAGAGTTTGTTGATACAAGATTTAACTATTGGTGCAACCTATCAAGTAGGTGTAAATGTAATAGATAAATCTGGTTTCAAGAAAATGTCTGCTTATGACGGTTCTGGAGAGGATTTATATACTGACTCATCTAGTGTTAATGCAAACTTTGCTACAAATGCAAGAATAGAAATATCTAAAGATGCCCAAGCACCATCTAAACCTAAGCAAGCAACTTCTATTGCGTCTGGTCCTCTTAAAGTTCAAATTACACATCATCTTGGTAAAGATGGAACTGATGGTAACGGTAATCCATTTGGAAACTTCACACTAGAAGGTGATATAGATTACTTGGCTATTCACGCAGTAACACAGTCTGGTAATTCACAAAATTTTACAGTTTCAACTTCTAACAAAATTGGTGAAATAAGAGTAACAGCAGGAAACTTATTACAGCAGATACCATTAGTCGGTAGTGCAGATTTAGCAGATTCTTCTGGGCATTATTTTAGATTTGTAGCTGTAGATAAATCTGGTAACGCTTCTGACCCTTCTGATGGACAAACAGCTTCTGCAGATTTAATAGAAGAATCACACATTGCTGACGCAACTATAACTACAGCAAAGATTGGTACTGCACAAATTACAAATGCATTGATAGCCGATGCAACTATTGATAGTGCAAAAATAGCTAATCTAAATGCTGGAAAAATAAATGCAGGAACAATAAGTGCAGATAGGATTGCATCTGGAAGTATTAGCACTTCAAAACTTAACTTTACTCCTACAGATAGCAGTAATGTAGTAGCAAGTATTAACGCATCGTCAGAAGGCATTTCTATTAATGCAAACAAACTTTCATTAAGTGGACTTTTACAAGTTGGTGGTGCTGCAGGGGATATTAATAGTAACTCAACAACAATCAGTGGTGGCAAAATTACTGCTGGAACTTTATCTGTTACTAATGCAGAAATTTCTGGTACATTAGATTTTTCAAAAATAACTCAAAGCTCTGTAAATATTATAGAAAATATGATGGCTTCTAACTCTGTAAATTCAAGTGCAATAAAAAATGGCAATGTAACTACTAATGAGCTAGTTACTTCTAGCTCTAGAGGAACATTTGGCACAAATGGAAATGATGTATTTTGTAGTTTTATTGGTGCAAACTCAGCGACTTTAAGTAATAGATTATCTACAGATAGTAGTGGTGTTACTATCACAGGTGTAGTAACAATAGCTCCAACTTCTGGAAGTATAGGTAATGGAAATACAAGCGGTTCTTTTAGCAGTGTATCTAGTCCAAGTATTGCTAATGGTTCAACTGCAATAAATTTATCTTCAAGTGGTGATATGCAATTTAACAGAGCTGGTTCTCAAAAATTTAAGATAATAAGTTTTGAAAACCAAACTTCTGATGATATTAGACCATCCACTGATAATGCTTTTGATTTAGGACAGAGTAATAGAAGGTTTGATGATGTTTTTGCAACAAACGGAACTATTAATACTTCAGATATTACATTAAAAGATAATGTTGTTACTACTGATTTAGGTTTAGATTTTCTTAACGATTTAACACCTATAGAATTTACTTGGAAAGATGGTGGTGTTAGAACACACTTAGGTTTCTCTGCACAAGACATAAAAGAAAAATTAATTACTCATAAAGGTGCAGACCAAAATATGGCTGTATATACACAAGGTTCTTATGAAACATATTATGAAAAAGTAAATGAAGATGAGTATGGTGGCTTTGATTTAGTAGAAGTAGAAGAACACGATTTTGAAAGATTTGGTTTACGACATAACGAACTTATACCTGTACTTACAAAAGCTATACAAGAACTAAGCACTAAAGTCGATTCTTTAACTGCTAGAATAGAAGTACTGGAAGGATAATATGGCCGATATTATTAATGAGGGTGATTCAAAAGTAGAAGTAATAGATTCCGGTGCGGCAGGTGACGCACAGATTACTGCAGTTCTAAATAATGTTGAACGAGCAGATATTACTTCAACTCTTATAAGTTTCTATAATCCTTCAGACCAAATGGAAACTGGTAATGCAACAGATGATAATTCTGGTGCAGCAACAACATTCAATGGTTTTCAAGTAAATGACGCAACAATCAGAATACAATCTGGTGCATCCTCGGGTTCTGTACCGCTAAGTAATTTATATATAGATGGTAAATCAATTATTTCTGACAAAACATTATCCATTGGTACAACAGGACAAAAAGAATTAAGACTTGGAACAAACGGTACATCAAGATTTAAAATTACTGAAAGTGGCTATGTTGACTTTACAAAAATGGAAATCAATGGTCAGCAAGGTACAGCAGGTCAATACATAAGAAACACTGGTAATGGTGGTATTGAGTGGGCAACATTAGATAGTAGAAATGCTTTTGGTACAGTAACTGTTGGTGGTACAAGTATGAACGCAGGAAGCGTTGGGGATACTTTTACAATAGCTGGCGGTTCTAATATAACTTTGACACCAGATAACAGTAATAACACTTTAACTATTGCAGCCACACAACCTAATGTATTTCAAAATGTAGCTGTATCTGGGCAATCCACAATAGCAGCAGATGCAACTTCAGATACTTTCAATATTGCAGCAGGTACAGGAATACAGATTACTACTGATGCTTCAACAGATACTTTAACAATAACCAATACAGTAACAGCGGCAGCTGCAGCTGATGCGGTCTTTAAAACATTAGCTGTTACAGGACAAGCAGATGTTATTGCAACATCATCAACAGATACTCTAAATCTTGCTGCAGGTGATGGTATGGAAATAACAACTAATGATGGTTCATCAGCAATTACATTTAGAAATGAAGCACTAGAAAGACTTTCAAAAGAAGGATTTTTAGTATTTACAAAAGCAGATGGAACATCTGACAAAATGCCTCTAAGAAACTTCTTTATAAATCAAAGTACAACAGAAGCTGTTAATGGTGGTGGTTCTAACGTCGGTACATCCACACGAGCTTTGAGGATGCTAAAATCAGATGGTAGCACATTTAAATTTATGATAATGCCAGCTAACTCAGATGGGGAAAGTTTGGTATTCACCTACACAAAGCAAGATGGTTCAACAGTGACAAAAGATATAACAATGGCGGCTTAATATGGCAGTAAAAACACCAGTAAGAGGTGATTTCAATAATTCCGGTGATTTAACCGGTCTTTCTGAGTTTCAAGCTTCAGATTTTATAGGTATTAGCGATGGTGGTACAGGTGCAATTACTGCAGCAGGTGCAAGGTCAAACCTTGGTCTTGTCATTGGCACTAATGTTCAAGCATTCGATGCACAACTTACTGATGTAGCTGGTTTAGCTGTTACTGATGGTGGTTTCATAGTTGGTGACGGTTCTAACTTTGTTTTAGAGACAGGTAATACTGCTAGAGCTTCTCTAGGTCTTGGAACTTCAGACTCTCCTACTTTCAATGGATTAACTCTTAGTGGCGATTTAGTAATAAATGGTACAACTACAACAATTAATTCAACAGTAGTCACAGTTGATGACCCTATATTTACTTTAGGTGGAGATACTGCACCGAGTTCTGATGATAATAAAGACAGAGGTATTGAATTTAGATATCACACTGGTTCTGCTGCAAAAGTTGGTTTCTTTGGTTTCGATGACAGTAGCGGTAAATTTACCTTCATTCCAGATGCTACAAATACTTCTGAAGTATTCAGTGGTACTGCTGGAACTATAGTTGCAAACTTAGAAGGTAATGTTACCGGTACAGTTTCAAGTTTGTCTGGACTAGATACAGATAATCTAACTGAAGGTTCAAGTAATCTATATTTTACAAACGAAAGAGTTGACGACAGAGTTGGTGCATTACTAATAGACTCAGCAACTTCTGGTATTGATATAAATTATGATGATGCGAACAACCAATTAACAATATCAGCTGACTTAAGTGAAATAACAACAGACTTAAATGAAAGAGTTGATGATAGAGTTGATTCTTTACTCACAGCTGGTTCTAATGTTTCTTTAACATATGACGATGCTGCTGGAACCTTAACAATAGCTTCTACTGATACCAACACTCAGTTAACAACAGAAGAAGTTCAAGACATTGTTGGAGGTATGGTTGATGGGGGTACAGAAACAAATGTAGCAGTCACTTACGATGATACAGCAGGAAAACTTAACTTTGTTGTATCTCAACTTACATCAGAACAAGTTCAAGACATCATTGGACCA